GTTAATCAATGATTTATATTTTCTTTATTTACATAATATATTCGCTTACATAACCGACATTATAAGCCAACACTCCAAGTAAAAGAGAATCCTTTCCATATTTTCTGAACACGCTGCATTTTTGTAGTAGGTCTTTTCTTAGAAGAGAATCAGCAAACTCTTCAGAAATATCGTGATTGAAAGTGTCACTTTTCAATAATCTGTGACCGTATCCGACATAGTATTTGTGTCGCCGGTCATGCCATCCTTCTTTTTGCTTAATCAGTTCTACCGCCATGTCAAATTTGGAAATTTTATTTTCCGTTTTATGTTTTGGAATAGAAGCGGTACTGTTACAAGCCGGCTCTACTGTAATAGAAAAGAAGAACAGAGTCATAATAAAGGTTTTTATCTTCAATATGTTATCGGTTTTTGGTTATAATTTACTCTGTATATTATCGCATATTTAGTTTGTTATTTTACGGGTTAATTTTTATTATAAACACTCGACAAAAATAACAATAAAAAAAAGAACCACAAAGCAAATGCGGTTCTTTTTGGCGGCTTATCGGGAATTTTTCAAGATTTCCTTAATATCCCTTCTCATCTCTTTTAAATCGTCCTGCATGGACGTAAACTGTTGCATGGTAGCTTCAAATACGGTCTTATCCACCTTGATTGCATCAATCTTCTGATATTGGTCTTCCAGTTTGGATTCAATACGATCACACCTGTCTGCCAGTGAATCTATTCTGGCGGTATTATTGAGGTGTTGGACGTACATCGAAATCAGGAAAGAAGCGACAATCGTAAGGGATTTGATATTGTCGCTTATGAATGTTCTGATTTGTGGCATAGGTCATTCAAGCGTTAGAAGGACTGACAATGCTTTGGAAACGGACTCTATCAGCCTGACCGCCGCTTCCGAATCCCTCAGTCCGTATAATGCCAGAATGATTATGATGGCCATGTAAACATTTCTTTCCGTCCGTTTAGCTTTCGTGCCTTTCTTCTTCTCCATTGTTTTCTTTCTGAGGAACTATAACATTAAAGATGATACCATTGTCGCCACCCCCTTCGATCTTCAGTTTTGCTTCCTGGGCGTGTTTGATCGGGTACAGATCCATCAGTGCTTTTGCCGCATTGACCGCCACGGCCCGAAGTGGAGCCGGGGACAAGTCCATTCCCCATTTGTCCTTGTATTTGGCGGTGGAAGTTTCTTCCATCACCGCTTTGAGAGTTTCGGTAACTTGTAACTTTACAGCGATAGCCTCCGTATCGGTTTGCTGTTGTTCACTTAATTTCTTGATACGTTCCGAGATATGGGGTTTGCCAAGCAGCCGCCTGCTTTTTAGACTGACACCAGAACCGGAATCCTGAAATGCTTCCCTATAGCATTTACAGTGCTGTCCTGCAAATTCCCTCCCACCGTTTATATACAGGTCGCAGAACAGGCTTTCCGCTTTCGTCAGTCCCAGTTCGTTCTTTAGCATCTCGGACGCAGATACCTTATTTTCCTTTTTCATAGAATTGATATTATTAAAGCCCAACATAGAACAGGTTGTGTCATGTCGGGCTTTTATTAAGAATAGGGTGTTTGTTATGTATCGGTTTGTTCTTTTCCACTGGTCACAGCCGCCACCTGTTCTTTCGCTATATCGGGTTTCAGGGAGATGAGTTGCTCCATCAGTGCTTGGTAAAAGACATCGGCCAAAGCATCGGCACAGGCTTCCGCATCTGCCAGCGAGTTGATAAGACGCATATTGAAAGACACATCCAGATCGTATCCGGTAATAGCCGCCATCATCTCGTTTCCGTCATATCCGAGAACCCCGTATCTCATCCTTTCGTCTTTTCTGAACGATACGGTTTCATTTTCTTCCGTCATACATTTAGATTTTAAAGTGTGTTCTTGATTTTTCCTTTTTCTGAAGTCCTGCACCCGTAGATGATCCGTCTGAATTTCTCAGTCGGTTGGAACAGACGATTGCCACGTTAAGAGTAGCGGTAACATCCGCATCCGCATCATGGGCATCGTCCAATTCGATACCGAGCCTTTCTGCCAGCAGTTCCAGTTTGTACGATGTCACTTCCGGATCACCGGCAAATGTGAGCTTGCCCAAGTCTATCGTGTCTACATAATGAGGCTGGAAGTTCCCCCAAAAGTCAGTGATTCCGGCAAAAACCTTGGCAAATTCCTTCAGTTTGCCTCCATAGGCCATAAGTTGCTGAAGGAAACCGCAGTCAAAAACAATGTTCTGCCCGATAAGAAACGGCTTTGCGGTCTTTGATTTGGAAAGGGTGTTTCTTGTGGCGAAATCAATCACGTCACTTGCCACCTGTTCGACATCAACTCCTTTTTCATACAACATATCCATTGAAATATCCGAGTAGGTAAGAGCAGCTTCCTCATATTTCATCAGTTGCCCTTCCTCTTCCTCGATTTCCCTTTTGTTTTTCAGAACCTTCTTTCGTGTCTTGCCCAAAATATCGCTCTTGTGTTTATAGGGGTAGATATAATTCATGTAAGTGTCTATAACCTCCCATGTATCGAGGCGTACCGCTTTCATAGCGATTTGGGTACAAGCTCCGTTTTGTGGGTCTAAATCCCCGGTTTCAAAATCGAGTACAATCCCGACAAAAACGGTCGGTTCGCTTTTTGGTGCTGCCATAATTAAAGTTTTGGTTTATAATTTATTGATTTCACTTAATATTTTATTCTCAAACTCTTCTATTGTCCCATCATTGATGACGATACAATCATAAAAACTATCGTTTATGTGAATACGTCTTTTGTCCCTCGCTAATCTGTCCGGCTCGATCCCTCTTTTAATGAGCGTTTCTTCCGAGCATTTCACTGCGACAGGAACAATGAGATACCTGTCTCCGAAATCCTTGACAAGACATTCCAGCCCTGCCTCGTCAATCACATAGGTGCAAATCCCATCTTTGGGAACCTGACTGTGAAGAGCAAAATACTGTTCACCTCCGAATACCGTGTATGCCAGCATATCGCCCCCTTCCGGCACTTGTTCGCTTCCAATAAAGAAATGTTCCACGCCATCGGTTTCACCGGGTCTTTTGCGTCTGGTCGTGTATGACACGATAGTCGGAATGTTCATTTTCTTTCTAAGGAACTCGGCCATATAGGTTTTACCGCTTCCCGATCTTCCAACGATGGCAATAATTACAGGTTTCATTCAGTTTCTCTTTCTATAAGCATGTTGTTTAATTGTATATGGTTAGTAATTCACTTGATTACAATTCTCAGACATTGAACAGCATGGAAGACTTGTATGTCTGCAAGCAATGACAACCGGAATAGTCGCTGTATTTAATTATAGCTGACACGATAATCATTTTGTTCTTTGACTGAATAACTTTATCACGGTTCGCCTTGTAGAAATCATCCCACATCACCAGTTCGATAATATCGTTATTCTGTTGCAGTTTCAGTTTGCAGAAAGTTTTCTTCTCGCCTGTTTTCTTGTCCTGATATTCCACTTCGTCATGTTCCAGAACGGTTGCGCATACGGCTATCCGTTTACCTTCGCTTTCTTTAAGAAAAGCATCCTTGATTGTCATATAGGAAGCCCTTCCCCTTATATGCTGCTTGGCTTCCGAATTGTCATATATTCTCCTGTAATCAACGGAGCCTATGCCGGAAACCTCGATCTGAAGCATTGACCAGAAATAGTGTTTGTCTGTCATGTCGGATGGAGAATCCTCTTCTTTCAGATCAAACCCCAATTCTTTGGCTGCTACACAAAGAATCCTGTATCTTTCCGGAAGCGACTTGACGTTTTCAATCTTATCGAAGCATCCTGCCAGAATAAGGTGTTTCACGTGCCGGGCGTTTACCGGTACTTTTCTTGCTTCTTCCTCGTTATCTGAATCATCCCAGTATTCGTACTTTTTAAGTTTGTACTTGAATATGCGGTGGATGAAGTTTTCGATGGATGTAAACGCCCCGTTCTTCTGACGCTCTTCCACTATGTACTCAACGGTCTTGACACCAACCATCTTGATTCGTGTAAGTGACCAGAAAATTTCATCATTCTGGTAGTCGGTAAAGAATTGCACATCGGAAACATTAATATCCGGATGCACGATTTTAGCCTTGCTGCATTGTTCCATTTCCGACATGAGAGAAGGTATTTCCTTGTCGTCTGCCCACTGGAGGGCGATGGTATAGAATGCTGAAGGATAGTTGGCCTTCAGAAACGCTCCCACATAGGCTGTAATGGCGTATGCAGTGGCGTGGCTGTTACAAGTGACAATTCCTTTTGAGGTGACAAACGTATGATACGGATCGTACATTTCAACATCATACACTTCATCATCTTTTAGATATTCAACTGAAACAACCTTTATTGTTTCTACATCCAATCCTTTTTCACCTTGTTTTACTCGTCCTATCTGATAATGGGCTTTTTTATGGCAAGAAGCACACAAAGTCTGTAAGTTAGAGAAATTTTCACCGCAATCCGAATGATCTTTATTTATATGATGAACTTCCAGTCTACAATCTCTTTTACCACAAATTTCGCAATAGTCTTTTTTTAAGTTTTCTCTGTAAAATTTGAATTGTGTGTAATTTGTTTTTCGTTTATAAAACCCTATATGTCCTTTCTTGCTGTTCAGCTCGTAGTGTTCCATGTTTTTATCTGAATGATAACGAGGATCGTTTCTCATGCCTTTGTCTGTAAAACGATAACTGGTGTCTGATTTTATATATCCGGCATTCACATACATTTTGTCCACTCCAACCACAAGTTCATCTGTTCTTTTAATTCCTCTTGCTGTCGGGTGTTTATGGTTGGCTGTCACATCTATAGTTGCTCCATTTTCAAGAGTTATCCGATAAATCGGTTTGATCCCCATGTATCGAATGTCTTTGATGTAGTTTTTTATTAACCTGTCATTCTTGTCTAATGACCATCCGGTGCCGTATCCATTTCTTCTGTATTTCTGACATAGGTATTTGTGTCCGTTTTCTTCAGCCCATTTTGAATCGTGCATGGTTTTGTACATTTCAGCAATTGTTAGTAGTTCATGTTTTCCTTTTGCACGATGGATGGTTTCATATCCAGCGATACATTTGTTAAAAAGATAAGAACCTCCAGATTCAATCATGTCCCATATCGCTACAGCATCGTCTTTGGGGCATCCTTTGGCCAAAGCTCCTTCCATGAATTTGTCTTTCAAGGCTTTGATTTTATCTACTTTCTTTTTGGAGATTAGCTTTACCAACTTGACTCCTTCACCCAGTGAAAATCCTCCTATTTCCCTTGAAATCTGCGCCAAATCCTCCTGAAAAACCATTTGGCCGTAAGTCTCTTTCAGTATATTATATGTTCCCCATAGATATACTGGAGCCGCATCACCCAGTTTGCAGGTTACATACTTGTCCGCAGAACCGGAATCCAATGTAGCCGGACGATACAAGGCATTGGCCGCAATCAAATCTTCTATTTTGTTCGGCTTCATGCTCATTAAGAACTTGGTCATGCCGACAGAAGAAAATTGAAAAATATTTTGAGTGTGACCTTCTTTTAAAAGCTGATACACCTTTGGATCATCTAATCCACTTTGTGTGATACCTTGAAATGTCAGATTTGCATTGTATTTGTCATTACAAATATCAATTGTGGCTTTTATTTTTGATAATTCTTTGATACCCAGACAGTCATTTTTTAAAAGTCCTTGTTCATCTAATGAATACCCATCCACTTCAGAAACAAGCATTCCATCAACTTTCTTAATAGGAGTAAAGTCAAAGCATTCTAAGTCTTCATCATCTTTCCGGTCAGGTGTAACCAAAAGTGCTGAAGCATGAATAGACGAAGATCGGGGCTGTCCCATCAACCCTCTAATGTCTTCAATGACAAGCGGATATTTGATGATGAAATCACGTATTTTTTTATTTGTGGCAGCTAACTTGAACAAGTCAGTCCAAGTCATTTTATCATCATCGAAAATGGCTGTAATGTAGTTCACTATATTTACTGGAACACGATGCACACGAGCCACATCCTTTAAAACTGCTTTTAGCTTTAATGTAGTAAGCGTACCAGCAGAAAATACACGTTGTTTTTCATTGTGATTGTATCTCTTTTCAATGTACTCCTTGATTTCTTGTCTACGGTCGCTTTGGAAGTCGGTATCCACATCCGGCAACGATCCTCCTGCACCTTGCAAATATCCATTGCCTACAAAACAGTCAATAGTTTTAACCACCTGTTCACTTTTGACAGGCTTAACATTAATAATCCTCATAAATCAGTTTTGGTTATATTTTAATCCGGTTAAAAATCAAATCTCATTCAGGGTAAACAATACATCCCTGTTATCAAATAAAACATCATCGTCAGGTTTCAATTCATCTGCGTAAACGATTATAGGTTCTTCTATTCCATCCCGTTTGACGATTAACTCCGCATCCTTATCTATTTTGTATTTTCTATGATTCTCCAGTTCCACTTCAATGTATTCGGTAGATTCCATGTCATTCCCGATAATTGTAGTGTCGGCTTGATAGAGTCCGGCACGTTCGGGCAGCAGGAATCTCTCGAACAGGAGATTGTACTTGATCGGGTCAATAAGTGTGATTCCAAGAAGATAAAGAACCAAACAACCACCAGCAGAACCACGCCCACAACCGACCAGAATATCGTTTTTCCGTGCATAATTGACCGTATCGTACTGAACCAGCATATAATCCACGTTATTGGTGGATTCAAGCACGTAAATTTCATAATCCAGTTGTTTGCGATATATATCTTCCTTGCCTTTTGGAACGAGTTTCTGAAATCCTTCTTCCAGCAATTCAAGAAACATGGTATGGCGATCTCCGTATTTGGCTTTCTCTTCCGGTGTCATGTCGTATTGCGGCATGAAATTTCGTCCTGTTTCAAACCGTGCCGTAGCTTTCTCCGCTATTTCCACGGTCGGCTGGCACATAAGTTCCAAGAGGGCTTCCGCATCCCATTTCTCAGAATCAAATATAGACTGAAACATTGCCAAATGCTCGTCTATATCCTTAAAATACTGGTCGTCACTCTGGTTGTGAGCCGCCTTTGTTGCAATCTTGTTCAGAATAATCTTGTTCTTCGCATCGTCCTTATCAAGATAGTAGTTGTCACAGATAAGAATCGGCTCCACCTCAAATATTCCCTCGTCCTCCAAGAAAAAGTTATCGAAATAGAACTTGGTGGCATTAAGAATTTCAATATCAATTCTCTCTGCCTTGTATTCGCTTAGATCAACCTGATAGAACATCATATCAAATGTTTTTTCCAGTTCTTTTACGATATTCATGTTCTTTTTCATCCAGTACGAAGAATGTTTACCGAATACCAATACGTTTCCTTCGCCGTGAGTCAAAAGCTGGGAAAGTGTCAGTACGTTCTCTTCTGAATCCACCATGATTTCCTTTTGAATGCGAAGAAGATTGCGAAGCCCTTTTTGCGATAGGGAATATACCTTCATATCCACTTTCTCATCATAGAACTGTAGAGTGAACGAATAGCCGAATACGTGTTTTATCCCGGCCTTGTCACATTCCTTTTGTAGATTGAAGGTTGCCGCCATCGTATTGCGATCACAGATTCCGATAGCCGTATGACCGAGATATTTGGCTTTCTTGACCCATAAACCCAAATCCCCTGAGCCGTTCAATAATTCATAAGGGGTATGCACTCCCAGATTGACAAAGGGAATATCGGTCTTTACAGCCTGTCGTTTGCCTATATATTTCAATATATTGAATTTGAACTCTTCCCTCAAATCATAATAATACCAGTTGTCACCGAACTTGAATGCGACATAATAGATGTCTTCTTCCATCAGAACTGAAGGATCTTCCATGAGATTGAAAGACACTTCATCATCCTTTACCTTAAAGATGGATTTTACACCGCTAAGGTCGGCCAAAAACATTTTGCCGAAGTCTTCAATCTCCACGACTTCGCTGTCTATCTTTTTAAATGATATTTTATTGGCATCCAGCCAGTTTGTTAATTCTTCCATTGGTTAAAGTGTATTTAATTTAAATTCAATAGGGGAGAGCAAGTTCTGGGAGAAGGTATCGTAGATTTCCCAAAACGACATTTCATCCCAGTCTTTCCCATTCTCGGCATCAATTTTGGCAATGAATACGTTGAAATATTCATTAAGGGTGCTCGCTGCCTTGTTTATAGCTTCCGTTGCATCCGAGTCATACCCAAGCACAACGGTTTTCACCCCTTTGCATTGCAGCTTGTATATCTGTATCTGGGAAATCTTCTTTCCGAAAGTCGCTACAACGGCTACGTGAGGGTTGTCATACAACTCCAGTTTCCGTGTCAGGGCAATGACATCGAAGATTCCTTCCACTATGATAACCGTGTCGGTCTCATCTTCAATGACCGCATCATAGTTGTACAGGAGTTTCACAAAATCGTTTTCTGTCGAGTTCCTGTAGCGCAGAATCCTGTATTCCCCGTTAATCTTTGCCTTGCAGTTATGCCGGTCTATCTCGTCCTTTGACCAGATATGACGGGAAACATAGCCAACGGTATCGCCATCGTCAATGATCGGGAATATCACATAGTCGTTGAACTTGAAATTCAACCCTCTTGTCGTACCGACCGGAAAATACTCATAATCATCAAAAGTAAAGCCTCTGGATTTCAAGTACGAATTGGTATAACAACGCTTGTAACATTCCGGGAGTTCTATGATGCTTAATGAATCATCAATCTCTTCCTCGCCATCAATGCGGAAAAGGAGTTGTGTATCCAGTTTGATTTCCAAATCGGCTGTCTCAGCAACCATCAAATCCGGTCTTCCGACCGTTTCAAGTAGCTGTTCCAATGTTATCGTAGAAAAGCCGCAACTGAAACAATGTGACATAAACGGCTTTTTCCGCTCCGTTTCCTTGCCTACATAAATTCCGTATTTATTTTCTTTTCCACAATGGGGACATTTCGGAACAATAAGATTCTTATGGCTTCCATCGAATTTTGCTCCCAGTTCCAGACTTATTTCCTTGATGAGATAATCTTTCTCTGCTTTGGTTAAATCCATGTATACAGTCTTGGTTAAATATTTTAGCTTAATCGGCTATATTGTAGTCACGTAAATTGGTGCAAAAATATTATATTAATTGGTACAAAACAAGAAAATGCCTATAACATTCTTCAGTTATAGACATTTTTACCTCTTTATGAGGCAGACCGGGCCTTCAAGCTCATGGTTCTTCTTGCATCATAGAACACTTCGTTTGCATAGTCAGTGGCAATCTTGAACGTGTCTCCTTTGCTAAAGAATCGGGACTTTGCGATATGCAGACGCATCGTATCCTCTTTTCTTTCCGCTTCGGATTGGTTCAGCGTAATCAGATGGGTAAGTGGTCTGGAAAGCCCCTTTGCTTCAGAACAGTTGTATTCGGTCAGAACATTTTTCTCATCGTTGAGCCAATCCCTGTTCTCGATGGTCGCCTGATAGGTAACGACCATCCAGACATTCTCATCGTTGGCCAAGTCTTTCAAATCGTTTGCCACTGCGATACGTTTGGCACGTTCATGGTCAGCTCCCCAGTTTCTTCCGCTTGAATCGGTAAGCAAGTCCATCGAATCCACAATCACGATGTCGGGATTGTGACCATGTATCTTACGATATTCGGCAATACCACTCTGAATATCGACGGTTGATACGTTGTTATTGAATCTGGGAAAGGCTCTTACAATAATACTTCCGGTATAGGCTTTCATCTGTTCCTCAAAAATCCTCATTTCCGTATCTGAGATTTTTCCTTTCTCAAAAAGAAACGAGTTCTTGCATATCAAAGCTCCGGAATAAGCATCTACCACTTCTTCCTCAGAACCCTCCAACTGGAAATGAAGCACGTTCAGTCCATCGTCCACCATAGCCCTTACTCCGACATGGCGTGCGATATGCGACTTTCCCACGCCCGTACTGGCAAGGAAACAGGTAAGCTGTCCTCTGAGATTTCTTCCATCGTTCAGTTCGTCTATATCGTCAATGAAGAAACGTGTCACCTGTGCAAGCCGTGAGTTCTTGTTCTCATTCTCCCTTTGTCGGTTCTGTAGGAAACGCTGGGTGAATGTCTTGGTAATATCCACGAACTGACTTGCTTTTAGTGTGAACTGACCGAGCCATTCCGCATATTCCATCAGTTTGTTCTGAGCCTTTTCCTGTTCGTTCTGGTTGTATAGCTTTCCGACTTCTACATAAACGGCCTGTAACCGGACGCTTTTGATGTATGATTCCAGCATATCCAATACGGAATCCACTTTTCTGACCCCTTCATAGTCCTGAAACGTATTAATCAGTTCCGTGGCATCGTAGTCTCCGGCAAAGGCTTGCAACAAGACCGGGTAGGAAGGCGGTGTCTTGTAGGTCTCATAATGCTTGGCTATGACCTTGTTTATCGCTTGAAAGTATTTATCCGGCAGATATTCTTTTTTCATGTTTTGCACTACTGCGGCACATACGTTGTCATACTTCATTACGCAATAGTATAGCTCAAAGAGGAAATCTAAACTTAAAGGGTTGGATTTATTTGGTTTCATTTTGATTAAATTCTTCAGTTCTGATTCGATATAGTTCAGGATAAGCTTGCCGGGTTCTTTGTTTACAGGCTTCGGCTTTGGCGCATTGTTGGCAGGAGGCGGAAAACGGAGTCCATAGTAGGGTGGATTGTCCGCATATATAGTATCCCACGTCCGTATTCAACGCTCTGGATTTGGTGCTTTCCTCGTACTGGGGAAAGATGAATTTGTATAGCGGATGTTTCCGTCTGTCCGCAATGAGAGCGAGAAGCCTTGCTCTTGGCATTTTATCTCCCAGCCATTTGTCCTCGTAATACTTCCGGTTCTTGTTCGTCTGCGTGAAGCATTCCACGGCCTTGCTGCCGAAGTATTGTTTCACGCCCCATTTGTCGGTATATCTGGAATCCGTGTTGTATACCCGGTACGCCTGACATACGCAAAAATCAACTAACCTTTCTCTACTAATGGCATCGCCAAAGTCGGCTTCAAGCAAATCCAGACATTTCCCGATGGTTTGCTGAGTGACCCCTCCTTCCGGATTTGTGATCTTGAAAGAGGGGTTAATCATACTTTTCATAATAGTAGAGAAAACGAGAATGATATTCTTAATTTGTTCTTTTTTCTCCATCTCGGTTTATCATTTTTCTCATTTTCTTTTTAGCCAGAAACAATCGGCTTTTTACGGTCTCTATGTTTCTGGTTTTAAGACTACCGCTTTTATACGTGATGTCCATGATCTCGTGCAATTTGTATCCGGCCTGTTGCAAGAGCAATGCTTCCTTGTAGATCGGTTCCAACGAATCCAATGCTTCCAATATATCATCATTGTAATACTGCCTGTAATTCTCAACCGACATGCAATTGGCATTGATCTCATCATCGTCCAGTATTGTATCGCCTATATCCGAAACCTTCAGATTATCGGAAAACTTCATGTGTGAACGTTTTGAGTCCGCATCTATGATATATCTTTTGGTTACGATATGAAGCCACGTCTGTATTGACTTTGTGGGGTCGTAGGTCTCGATATATTTAAAGAAGTTGGTCAGCACTTCCACATAGTTATCATCGATGTCTTCTGGGTTTGCGGTATACTTGATACACAACTTATATACGAGGTTCCTGTGTGGAATCACGTATTTTTCAAATAAAACGGTTCTGCGAGCCGCCGATTCCGCATCTATGTATTTTACTGGGCAGCTTGCTTGTCTCGGTTTCGTTTCCACGCCTTTTCCACATTCATAACAAATAAATCTTTAGCTGATTCAGTCAATTTATGTGAAGCGCAGTAGTTGTGCCAAGCGTTTCTGTGCCGGATAAACGTTTCTCTTACCGCTTCGTCCGAAGGTTTGGGAGAAGAGGATAGGAACTCGTAAAACTCCGAGAGATGTACGGCAAGCACGTTTGTATGCTTGCTTGCGTCTCTCTGTCTTTTTCTTCTTTCGTTTCTTGCTTTACTCATAATTGGTTTTAGTTTAAACGATATTTTCTTGCGTAATAATAAAATATACAGATAGCGTCACTGTGATTGTCGTCAATGGGAGTAATGCCGTATCTTTTATAGCAGAACTCCATCATCTTCTTTTTGTCTGCCCTGCCATCTCCGGTAGTCCATTTTTTGAGTGTAGCCACATTGATAAACTCCGGTTCCGGCAAATCGAGTTCGTCACACACTTCTTTCAGTATGCCTCTGAACTCACACAGTTTCCGCATATCGGTAAAGTGATTGTTCACGTTTACATCTTCAGCGACTATCTGTTTGATGTCGTATTTCCGAATGAAGGCCATAAGTGTATCTCTGAAATCCTTGTGTTGTTTGTTATTATTCTTTCTTTTGGATTCTGTGAAATTCCACGTACCGCCTTCATGCAGCGAATAATATCCCGTATGTGTGGCAATGTCCAGTGCCAAAATATCTTTCTTAGTCAATTCATCGTTGGTCGTTTCGTTTTTAGTGGTTCTCATCAATGTATGATTCTCCGTTTTGTTTGTTAATAATCAACTTGTAAGGGTAGTTTTCAGCTACGTTTCCATGACTTACTACAAGAGCGGTAACTCCGATATGGTTGATGGCCGAGAACATATTAGCCAGACCATTTTCATCCACCGCTTCAAGTATCTCATCCAATACCAGCAAGTCAAGCCCTTTATCACCATCACAGTTCACATTTATAAGTTTGTGCATTGCAAGGATATTAGCCAGATTGACACGAGCCTTTTCTCCTTCGCTCAGTTTTCCGAATGAACCCGAATCAACACCGTCACGGATGATGGAGATTGAGATTTTGTCTCTCAGTTTTCCTGTTTTCAGTATCGTATAGCCGGAAAATTTAATCCGTATGTCGCTGCCGATGCTTTCCAAAAACTCATTCGTAATCTTGCTGAGAGCTTCGATCTTGGTATTGGCCAGATAGGTCTTGAACTCTACAAAACGCTGTCCTTGTTCTTTTAAAGCGTTTAGCCTACTCTCAATCTTGCTTCTTTCTGAAACGGCTTTAGTAGACTTTTTCATAAATTCCTTTAGTGACAGCCTGAGAGATTCGATAACCCCTGTGTCGGATGATCCTTTTAGTTCTTTGATAGTCTGTAACAAAGTCTCTATTGAACCTTCCGTAGCAGAAATCGTTTCCTCCAGTTTCTTGATTGTACGTTCCTTTTTGCCAATCTCATCATCCAACAGATCAAATGCTTCATCGAAAATTTTCTTTCTGACATTACTTAAATCGCCTTGTATCATTGCAATCTTGTCGGAGATTGTTTTCTGAGACAAGTTAAGATCATTGATTTTCGATTTCAGCCTGTTGATTGAGGACTGGACGGAAGACAGTTTTTCTTCCCAGTTGGCGTTTTCTTCTCTTAACTTGATTTTTAAAGACTTGGTTTTATCAATCCTGTTTTCGTATTCAACCAGATTGCTGTTTTGTTCTTTAATGCAGGAATCAAGGACTGAGACAGCCTTTTCTTGCTCTACCAATGCTTTTTCAGCTTCCTCCACGTTAAAATCCTTATCTGAAAGAAGAAATTCATGCGAGCATTTGGGGCACTTGATTGTTCCTGCCAACTTGGTCTTCAGTTCCTCTATGGCGACATTAAGATTTCGTTTGGCTCTTATATTCTGCTTTACGGATTCCGTGAGTGAAACGATTTCCTGTTGCTGGGAATTGATCGTGTCGTCATATTCTTTCAGTCTGTCCGGATATTTGGATGAGAATTTTTGGTAGTCTTCGTTTAGATTGTCATAATCATTCTTTAATCCATTCAGTTGGGATTCAACCACTGAAATAGACGCACCATTTTCTTCCAGCTTCTTTTCGAGATTCAAAATGGATTGTTCTTTTTCTGCGATGTTTTGTTTCCAGTCTGACAGTCCTTCAATGGGAACGTCTTTAAATAGAGCGATTATTTTTTCAACTACTTCATTGGGAGTAATCTTATCATCGTCTTCAATATTCTGGAGGGTACTATCTATATTATCAAGACAATCCAAATAGGAGTTAATCAAATCAATCTCCTTATTGCAATTTCTGATTTCAGCCCGTTTTGAAACGATCAAGGATTCTTTCTCTTCGATTTTCTGGAGCTTTGTCTTAGCTCTTTCTTCTTTTGCATTTTCTTCTGCTTCAATCTGTTCCTGTAACATGCTGACACGTCCGTCAATGTTAGCCACGTTCAGATTGGCCTCGTTTAATTCTGTCTGGAGAGGAACCATATCTTCTTCCAGTTTTTCGATAGCCTTATCTACAAGAATACCATTTGAGAACCGGTTGATGATTTCTTTCTTGTCCTTGTCGGAACAGGAAAGAAAATCTTGGAACTTATGTTTGGAAAGAACGAAGTTGTTATACAATTCATCTTTGTTGATGCCCAGCTTCTCTAAGATATACTTGTCATACTCGCTAACGCTTGAACGTACCGCCTCGTCCGTTTCCACCGGTCTGCCATCACGAATAATGGAACACTTTACCACTGATGCTGATTTTCTGGAAATCTTTCTTTCAACGATAAATTCTTCTGTGCTGCTGTCGCTTAGGAATCTGAGACGGATAAAACATTCATCAGCTGCATCATTGATAATCTCTTCGTTCTTGATTTTACGGAGCGGAGTACCGCCTATACCGATTGCAATCGCTTCAATAAGGGCTGATTTCCCTGAACCGTTTGATTTCTGGGAATCATTGTCCAGATTGTTTCCGAATACAAGAGTCGTTACGCCTTGTTCCAGTGTATAATCAAGTTCCTTAAATGCACATAAATTCTCAACATGAATATCATTAAGTTTCCACATAATCAATCTATTTTAGAAAGGTAAGACAAACCGAGTGATGGGTCGGCAATTTCTTTTTCTTCACAAAAATCCTCGTAGGTCTTTTTAATCTGCTTGTTGTCGAATTTCTCAAAGAGGCTTGATTTTGCAACTTCCGTCTCTTCGATGTCTTCCGTTACAATCTCTACTTTGTTTGCGCCGGCTTCAATGAGCAGGTTCTTGTCTATCAAAGAGGCTTCAGAACCGGAACAATGGATACGAACCTTTACTTTATATCGGCTGTCGTTCTTTATTTCGGAAAGCTGATTGTAAAGGCTGATGTTTACCTTTGAGAACGGCACTTCCAATGTCTTGTATCGGATATTCACTTGATTCTTTATAAATTCATGTGAACCGTCTTCATAAAGAAGAGTATAACCTTTTTCTTCGTCTTCTCCGAAATTATGCTGGCGGCTTGAACCAATGTATTCGATAGCAGTTCCTTTGATTTTGGTTCTGTTGTGATAATGTCCCACCAAAACCTTGTCGAATGGTTCAAACAGTTTGGCCGGCAATTCCTTGTCTGAGGATTGGGCTAATGCACCGTTAATGCCTTCGTGGATATATAGGATATTTTGTTTTGTGTTGGATAGATCATTTTGAATTACATTTTGCAATCTTTCAGTGAACGATCCGTTTTCCGGAAAATAAGCCATTACAAACAGATTAAATTCGGGATATTCTGCGATAACACAATCATCCACCACTTCTACGTTTTTGTGCTGGTCGAATACATGGCAATATCCGTAAGTGGCTTCTTGATTTACCTTGTCGTGATTGCCGTTTGCAATAATTATTTCAATCTGTCTTTTCTCGGCTTCAAGCAGCGCATCGTGTACGGCTAAAAGTACATTGAGAGTCTGGGAAGCACGGGATTGAAACAAGTCTCCACCAATGGCAATCTCGGATATGTCGTACTTGTCACATATATTAAGGGCTTCGTTCCAGTTCAGTTTAAATTCTGGAATATTATCATTTGAAACATGTATGTCGTTGAATAACAAGATACATGGAACTTTCTTTTCAGTCATGGTTAAATCTCTGCATTAAAAAGGCGTACAAGTACATGTGTCAGATGTAAATGTACGCCTTCGGGGTAAGTATTTAAACTTTAATTATCTGTCTCTTCTGCGTACCATTCTTGCCGAACGTCTTTCTCTTTGGATTGCAGGTTCGTTCGTATCATCGTTTCTGGTGGTACGGAGGTCTTCTTCCGGTTCAGTTTCCGGTTCTGGTTCTGAAGCCGGTTCTTCTTTCGATTCTTCCTTTTCTTCTTCCGGTTCCTCGGCAGACTCGGCTTCCGGTTCTTCATTCTGGGGAGAACCACCTTGCAATACATCCTCAATCATATCGAGCAACATGGCATTGGTTGTTGTACGGGTCATACGGATTTCGAGTTTTTCTTGCTCGATGAACTCACGAATCTTGCCTCTGAGTTCCTGACCTTCTTCCGTCTTGTCATTCAACCCTTTTTTCTGAAGCTCATCGTACATGTCGAAAAGAGAATCAATCGTGATTACGCCACTTGTGTTGTCCTTGTCTGAATCACTATCTCCTTTCTTGTCAAAAGAGAACGAGCTTGTATCATCGGAAGGAAGTTCCGCTTTCAGGCTTTCAATGGCTTCTTTCATTTCATCCATTTCCATAATCTTCAAATCGAACTGTTCATCGCATTGTTTCAGATATATCAAAGTGGCTTCAAAATGGAAACGTGTATAACGATACATGACTTCCGGGATACGAGGCGCATTAAGCAGTGCGGTCAGTTCTTCCGATGTCAATACATCCACATCCGATTCATTGTCGATATTGATGGAATATTCGGTTTTAGCACCGTTCTTTTTCTTTTCAATTTCAACCGGGAATGCGTTTGCGATTGACGAGATAGGACAGGGGTACTTCGGATTCTTCTTCAGTTTCTTCTGCCATAATTTGAACTTATATTCGTCCAAAGTCTTGAATTGTGAATAACTGAGACGAAGAAGCTGGATGCCTTTTGCACGTTCATCCATATCGAACACGTACATGGCATGTGAGTAATCGTATTTGACACCGCCTTGGAATCCATCGTCCAGTTTTTCTGCAAGCTTGTCGTCATTCTGCGCTTTGGCTTCTGCGATTGCCAGTTTGCGGTAAGTGTCAATAAGGTCTGTCTTGTACCCTGCATAACCTGCACGGCAAACAGAAACGTATGTGAACTGCTGTTTTCCGTTATCTGAAGGTTTTTGAATCTTCATTAGTAACTGGTGGATCGGATACTCGTAGCTCTTGCGGTCAATTGTACCATCTGCTTTAGGAGCAATCGGAAGGATACGGAAAGTGTAGGTTCCGAACTTGTCCATCTTGATGAACTCCGTCTTGACAAACGACTTGTTCTCTTCTGCGGCTCTGGCTTGGGCTTCTTCATAAGTTTCCTCGGCTGCGGCAAATAACTCAAACACTGATAAGGGCTGCTGCTCCTTTTCTTCAAATTTTTCTTCTTGCATAATGTAGATAGTTAAAGTTTAAAAATTAAATTTTTCGAGAATAATCTTTCCATTGAGAAGCATAGGCATCGGCATAAGGTTCTGACGCTGAAGGAAGTTTCAATTCGTCCCTTGTTATGATTTCTATGTTCCACTTGGTTTTGGCATGATGAATGATTTTCTCGATAACCTCATTCATTTCACTTGATTTTGCGCTTTTCAAATCGAAATACTCATAGGTTTCTCCGTCTATTTCATCTTTGAGAATCGGAGCGTACAGTTCTTCAAAGTATCTGTATAGTGCAGATATACCGGGATGTCCCGGTAGTTCCTCAGATATTCTCTTTAGAACGACACCATTTAGGTATTTCAACTGGGGAAGAGTCTTGTTCTTTTCCTTATCGAATATGAGGAATCCATATTCTCCGTCTGAAAGGTCGTACAAGCTCTCTTTAAATTCATTAAGGTCTACGTCTCCATCATTGATAGTTACGATACCCTTTGAGCGTATAGCCATAATTAATTAGTTTTGGTTTTAATTATGATGCAAAGATATATGATTGTTGTTTGATTTACAAAATATTTTCGGAATAATTTTTATTATAAGTTTGTATTATATTGTTTGATAGTTTATTATGGTTTTTATTTTGTATGTTATGTATATAGACTTACTCTTTATTTAAATGGATAATTCTTTGGTTTGAAGAGCCTCTCCATTTTAAATTAGGGTCTGCTAATTCCTGTATATATCTTCCATCTATAAGAACATTGATATACTGAAGAATAAGAGGAAAGTGTTCTTTTATATATTCGATTGTATATCCAGACCATAACCAAATGGTTTTTTGAGGATAATGTTTCTTGATTAGTTTACATAATTCCACAATACTCTCATATTGTAACAGCGGTTCCCCTCCTAAAATGGAAATATTAAAATCATCCTCATTTAATTGTTGAAACACATCTTGTACGGTATGTTTAGTTCCGGATTGTATATCCCAAAATGCTTGATTATGACACCCCTCGCAATGTAGAGGACATCCGGAAACATATAAAGAATTGCGTAACCCAACCCCATCTACTGAGGTTGAGTACACAATTTTTGCTACATATATTGTTGGCTCCATTTTATTTACTGTGTGTTACACGATCTTCTAATTCTGCCCCTTTCGCCGAGTTCCATCTGTCGGTAGTTCCAACAAGATAACCGGTAATACGTTGCAGCTTGTCTATATTATGGCTTCCGCAATTCGGGCAAACTTTCAAACCTTTGGAAGCATCTTCGTAAGAACAATCAAGACATCTGTTTCTGTTATGATTGATAGATCCGTATCCGATATTGTATTTATCAATAAGATTTACAATATCCATAACCGCTTCGATATTGTGCGTAGCATCCCCGTCCAATTCGACATAGAAAATATGTCCACCACGAGTCAGTTCGTGATAAGGAGCTTCAATTTTAGCTTTGTGAGCAGCACTGCAATGATAATACACAGGGACATGGTTTGAGTTTGTGTAATAATCTTTGTCAGTAACCCCCGATATAATACCGTATTTTACCTTATCTTTGGCTGTGAACTTTCCAGACAATCCTTCAGCCGGAGTAGCAAGCACTGAGAAATTCAAATCGTAATGATCAGATAATTTTTTGACTTCATCACGCATAAAGGTGATGATTTTAAGACCTAATTGTTGCGCCTTATCCGATTCTCCATGATGCTTGCCAACAAGTGATATAAGACATTCTGCAAGACCTATAAAACCAACGCCAAGTGTGCCATGTTTCAGAACCGAACGCACTTCATCGTCTGGTTTTAGGTTTTCGGAACCTACCCACATCCCGGACATAAGTAGCGGAAACTGTTTTGCCATAGCGGTACATTGGAATTGATAGCGATTATAAAGTTGTTTCCCTGCGATGTTAATAGCCTGTTTTAGTTTGTCTATAAATATACTAATCTTTTTTTCTTTAGGCTCATTCATCACAGATAAAGCAAGTCCGGGCAAATTTATCGTTGAAAAAGAAAGATTTCCTCTGGCAATAGATGTACTTTCTCCAAAGCGATCTTCAAAAACTCTGGTTCGGCAATTATGACTTCGTATTCCACTCACAGTGAAATGTTCGCTTTCCGTAGTCACATCGTAGCTCTTGGCATTCCTCTTTCCAACAAATTCAATCTTGCTAACTTTCCCTGATTTTATAGGAATAAGTTCATATTCTTCTGAATATTTGTCGATTTTCTTTTTGCTCGACATAAATTGCAATAATAATTTGAAAGCATCAAACTCTACTCGATACCTAATCTTTGTTGTGTCTTTGGATGAATAATGATTCTCGTAAATTTTTGCAGGTATTCCGAATGATTGAGCTAACATAGCTGTCTGTATTGCTAAAGCCTTATTGGTACTTCCAATTTGGACTTTTGCTCTTTTTCTATGATTGTTGATGTATCCATCAGCATCTACCATGCCAGCTAAAAACGCCGCTCGCACATTTTCATTGGAATTGAAAATAAAAACAGGAATTGTTCTATTTTTCTTTTGTATTCCTCCAAATTCACGAGCAAGCTCTTTTCTGAATGTCCGCACATTTTCATTAGAATGTGCCTTTAATTCGTAATAATTACCTTTGTGCCCTCTCCTTTGTTCTTTAATAAACATTGTTTGCCCAATGCTTTTCTCGAAAATAGTACAATATTTGTCCAATATATCTTCTTCATCCATTCCGATAGTTGACATCATTTGTTCATCATAACACCCATCGCATAAAATAAATCCTTTAAGCCATGCCATTTCAGTGTTACAATCGGCCTTAATGTTCCCGGCTAATTGTGAATCTGTCAATTCGATTTCATCGTCAAGACATAAGTCCTTTGTCAATACTACTCCTTTGTTTTTTACACTCCAAGGATGATCTGAAGTAACAGTAAGCACACGCCCATTTGTTAAAGTAACTGTGTACCAATCGCCTTTGTCTGGATTACAGATGATTCGATAGCATTGAACAAATTTGTCTCCGTCTTGAATTAGGATATTGTTAAGATCGACAAAATATCCATCTTTGTATCCTTCTTCAGATTGATGTTTTTCATTAAATAATAATGATAAATGTTTATACATTTGCTCAATAGGTTTAACATATACTGTTTCGTCTATTTTATATGTAACAATCTCTTGTCCATCAACACACCCCATCGTTGCAACCTCATGTTTATACCGTTTAGAATCATCTGCTTTCCATAACGAGCTTTGATTGAAAGTTGCATCCAAATTCAAGAAGTTAGGAAAGAATCGTTTGGCAGTCACTTTACAAGCCAATAAGTATAAATCATAATTGGGGTCTTCTGACAGGAAATTTACTCCACGTTTCTTTTTCCAAATTTGAATTGGGAAAATGGCCGTAGCATGATTGCCAACTCCATTGTAAGTTGAATTTAGCATTTCCCGAATTACACAACGGCCTTCTGCGGAAATGTCTGTTCCATAATTGATAGAACTGAACACAACTTGATTTCCACCACGAGAATGAATCGTGTTCATATTATGAATGAACGCTTCCATTGCTTGATGTACCCTATTCACGGTCATGTTTATAGCGTGTTGTTTTAACTTATCATCCCCAGTAAAATTATTGGTGTCTTGATATAAATAATCAGGTATTGGAGTTTGATACAAGTGTGCCAGATCGCCAAAAAACGCTTCTAATTTTTTAATTTCTTCAATGTATGTTTTTCTGACATACGGTGCTAAATAGAAATCAAAAGCTGGGATAGCTTGTCCTCCGTGCATTTCATTTTGAACGGATTCCATTGAAATACAAGAAAGAATACTTGCTGTCTCAATTCTTTTTGCTGCACGAGACTCCCCGTGTCCGGCTCTAAATCCTTCAGCCAAAATTTTATCGACAGGATGCTGTAAACATGTTAAGCTTTTTGTCGGATAATAATCTTTATCGTGGATATGAAGAATATTATCATTTACCAATTTAAGAATATCATCTGGCAACAAATAATCATCTACAAATTCTTTTGTACGTTCACTTGCAACTTTCATCATCATGCCTGCCGGAGTATCTGCGTTCATGTTCGCATTTTCACGGGTAATGTCATTTTTTTTAGCCGCAATAATATCTGCAATAATCTGATTGCTTTTACTATTTCTTGCCTTATCTCGTTTATTACGATAAATAATATATGCACGTGCAACATCCGGCATATCGCTTTTCATTAATTCATTTTCGACAAGAATCTGTATTTCATTCACCGATAGATATTCTTTGTCTGTGTGTTTTTCGATATTAGAAGCAATATCGTTTGCTATTTTCTCTTCAATAGCTCCAACTTCACACATCGCTTTGTAAATCGCTTTACTAATCAGACTCTTGTCAAACCGGACAATACGCCCGTCTCGTTTTTGAACTTTTAAAATCATACTTGGTTTGGTTATTAAGAATTAGTTATTAGATTTTGCTCCAATCTGAAGAGATGTAAAATTCTTCAAATACTCACTTAATTCCTTTTTAAATACTTGGGAGTTATTGAATCCGCAACATCTCGATTCTCCACATAGTCCATTACGATACACGCATTTTCTTACCATCATTGCTGCCAGTTCTGAATCTGCCTTTGCAACCTCGTCCTTGATCGCTTGGAATACCTCGATTGTTTCAGCGTGCGCCTGTTTGCAAAGCCGTAGTTTGGCCATATCAATAAGTGACTGAGCGTTGATAAACAAGCCTAAGTTTACCGGAGTATAGCGATCGGAATTTCCCTGAAGGTAAGTAAGTTCGTCCTGTATCTCGGAAATGACAAAATCGGCATAATCCGATCTTCCTTCCTGCACCTCGTTTACGATATTGTTGAGCTTGGATTTGATTTCCTCCAGCTTTTGAATGAGACTGGGATTACCGCCTTTTCGATCGTCCCGGCAGGTAAGTTGGAAAGGAACGGAGCCTACATGATGTCGTAATAGGTGTGTTGCTATAAACAGCGGAATGTTCTTACACTCTATCCAAAATACCTGTGTTCGGGTAGGAGAGTGTTCCGCTTTATACATACTGAGAAGTGATTGTTTGCTTGTGCCTAAAAAAGTCATTTCACAAGCTCTTTGCATAAGTTTCTTGTCAGTTAATTTTTGGACTGACACTGTGAAATTTTGATTCATAAGTTTTGGTTATTATTGAAAAACGTGGTGCAAACTTACTATATATAAAAATATTATGCAAATATTAGTGCCGAAATTATTTAATGTATATTGTACATACGATATATTGAAACAGAAACAATAATACAAGTAAGTTTCGGAATAAAAGCAAAACAATTTAAATTTATCTACTACCCTTATCATTGTACTTCAATAAAAAGCACATGGGTATAAGGACGTTTATTATTTTTCATATCTTTGTAGATCGAAATATAAATTGATTCAACTATGAATATCGGGAAATATATTGGAAAATTATATGTAACAATCATACATAATGATTTCTTGCGGACATTTATTATTATTGGATTGATTGCTTTAGTTTGTTTGGTAATTTACACAGTAGGGAAATATACAGGTAAATTCTTTGCAACAATATAAGTATGAATAGTAAATAAAAAGACGGTCAAAGAACAACGTCTCTCTGACCGTCTTGAAACAAATAACTCTCTATAACATGAGTCTCTTCTTTAAAGCTTTGATTTTCTTTCTGTTATTGGATATGAATTTCTTTAGTTTTTGATTCCTGACGGATTCATAATACGCTTTCCTCTCAGGAGTCAGTTTCTTTCCTCTTCTGCAATACAAACCATGTTCCCTGTATTCTTCCAGATACCGTGCAAATTTCTTTTTCTGGAAGGAAGGGTCTTTTGATGCCCTTGCTATTATTTCAATAACGTCTGGAGAGGGTTCTGGAAATGGAGAGTTGGGTGTGGATTGCATGATGAGATTGTAAACGACCGGGGTTTCATACAAGAGCATGAACCCCAGCCGTGTTTCCTCGAACCTGAATCTTTTAAGCGTCCCTTTTGGTCTTCCGTCCAGTTTGTTTCTGTTCGTTGCTCTCCGAGGCTTTGTCAGTCTTACTCCGTAAACTTTCTGTGCTTTCGGCATTTTTCTTGTTTTCTGAAGGTTCGGGGCTTTCTTTTATCTTGATAGCCGGAGCTATCCGTTTGGAAATTTCAGCCCTGCTCTTTAGATCGTTGTAAACATTAGTTACTCGTCTCATAATTAAATCATGTATGTAAAATTAAGTTCTGTTTCGCCAACATAATCACTTTCGTTCAGTTGTACGTTGCGACTTCCTCCTTTTATGAAAAACTCCGCACCTCTGTTGTCGTTATGTTTTTCATTAATTTCACTGAAAGAAGTTTTTACTGAATATCTGGGTGGATCTATTTGGTTTGGTATTACGGCTATGACACCGCCCCAGTTACTACCATTTCTTTTAGCAGTATGAACTCTTCCCTGTATGGAAACAATATCTCCAATTTGTCTTACATACAAACCACTTGTATCTGTTTCGCTACCGGAATTGCCCATTTGTAACCAACCAGTATCTTTCAGTTTTGTTTGATACTCTTTGGCATAGGCGGCTCCCAATCTATTGCAAATCTGTTTTTTGTCCTCTTCATTAGCAATTGAAAGGTCTGAAAGTTTATTGTTTTTTTTCAGAACATCTTCGTTTCCGGGACAACTAATCTTGTCTCTGAGAGCCTTTTGAGCGTCCGCTTGACTGGTTCCTTTGGATATTTGGTAGTTTATGTAATCTTGGAAAAGACTTGAAACACTGGCATATTTCCCGTCCGCTTCACTTTTGGTATAAACATCAATGTTTTTAGCAATCGTCTTTTTCTCATCTGAGTTATATCCGTCCAGTAATTTGTTGGCTTTTTTATCAAGCTCGTCCTTAACCACTTTGCCTGTGACAAATCCTTCTGTGTTTGATGTCAAATCTCCCACAGTGATACCATCCAACTTATCTTTCAATGCGGTGGTAAAATCTTCGGTGGACAATTGTTTTCCCTCGACTTTATCCATTTTCTTGTTAAGGCTGTTTGTCAGGTCTGTTTTATTGGCATATATGGAACTGATATTTTCACCTTTGATTTTTAACTCACCTTGAATGTCAACGTAGGTTTTAGGGGTCAGAGTGATGTTGCCAATTATGTTTTTGATATTGAAATCCTGGGATTGGTCAGAATCAAATCCTACTGAAGCGATGTTCTCATTCTTACTGTCAGCCCATTGTAACGTATTTGTAAGAGCCACATTGTCTTTCGTGTACTGGGCATTAAGCAGTACCAACCCATCTCCGGCGTTTTTGACGGTCAGTTTTCCGTTGGCATTGATCTCTTTTGTGCCTCCTTTTACTTGTAAGATTGCGTTTTTCTTACCGTCATACACCGTGAAATTTCGGAATCTGGAGCTTTCGTTGTTAAACCCCGTATAATTGATGTCCACCTCTCCATTATCATCGTCACTGGTAATGTTGATGATATGGTTATCTGATAGACAGATAGAGCCGACTTTGATTGTCTTGTGAGAAACGCTATCTACCAGAACCCCGTCTATCGTGAATTTGGCTATGACCCTATCTTGTTTCAGCAATGTAAACGATCCGTCTGTGTTGATGGATAGCTCATTTACCAATAGTCCATTGTAATACAGTCCGACCGATCCGTTGCCATTTCCCTTTACAATGCTTTTGAGCACATGGCCGGATGCCGGATGATTGATAGACACTGAAGTTTTGGATTCAATCGCCTTATCCGCTGAGAAATCTCCGGCTACGACCAGATTCTTTTTTATCGTTTGCTTTGAAAACGGCGTTTCCAGAAGAACCGCATACTTTCCGATGAACTTGTCTATAAATCTGGGTGCGTATGAGGAAGTAACCTCAATGAATTGAAGTGCGTTTTTTGTGAGTGATTCAGTCGGTTTAGTCTGACTTCCTACACACAGATAATTGTTTCTCCCCCTTTTAACCGCTTCTTTTGCATACATAACGGAATCCACGGTGTTCTTTTCTACAAGATAGTAGGGAAATTTGATCCCTTTGCTTCCTTCAAAGTACCGGATTTTCTTGTTTATCCAAACATACCCGGAAGTGATCTCATTATCTGAAACAACTTCGCATCCGGATATGATGAAGTTTGCACAATCCGTAAATATAGAGGTCATACTGAGCGTTAACTCCTGTAAGTTCAGAATATCGTCCACATACGTGTATCGTCCCCCTGCCTCTGCTACATATTCTTTCATTATGCTTTATTATTTAGGTTTTTGGTTTGTTTATTGTCAGTTTTAATGACATTCTGTTTCAATGTTTGTATCATAAGTAATCTTCTTCTAAACATACTCATGACGCACCTCCAATCACCGCTAAGTTATTTACAATACTTACTTGATATGTTTTGTTTGGCTCTATCGTATGGTCTCCAATCCATTTAACGGAGTCAGGCATATTTAAAACCGTTGCGGTTTCTCCAGAAGTAAACTGAAACATATATTCGTTCAATACATTCGGGGTTTCTGGGGAAAAAGTTATAGTTAATGTTGTAACACTTCCGAATTTGTAGAATTTATTGGGACTGATAGACTGGGTAGGCGTGGCTCCTTCTATTAAAACAGAAGACATAATTCCACTATCGCCTTTGTCTCCTTTTTCTCCCTTAGCTCCGTCTTTTCCCGGAACACCTTGTGTTCCAATATCCCCTTTGTCACCTTTTAAACCTTGTGCGCCCTGCTCGCCTCTTTCTCCTTTTAGGCCAGAAAAAGCAAATGAAAACGAAGTAGAATCTGCTTTTTCGGATTTTGTAACTTTTACCGATGGTGCTCCGGTTGTGTTTGCGATCGTTGCAGTGGCTTCAATAGCCGGAGTTTTCCCGTCTTTTCCATTAGTGCCCGGCTCTCCTTTATCGCCTTTAACTCCCGGAATCCCTTGCGTTCCTTGTTTACCGGGTTCTCCCTTCAGACCGGAAAATTCAAATAAAAACGAAGGAGATTCATGGTTCCCGGTCTTTGTTACTTTGACAGCAGGAGAGCCACTTGTATTTGAGATTGTTGCATTAGCTGTTATTACTGGGGTTGTACCGTCCTTTCCGTTGATTCCCGGTTCGCCCTTTTCACCTTTGTCTCCTTTGCTTCCCGGAAACCCCTGTTCTCCACGATCTCCCTTATCGCCTTTCAACCCTTTTAAAAGAGAAGATTTAATCCTGCCATTTATTGAACGGTCTTGAAACGGAATGTATTCTTCTCCGGTTAAAGATGTCCGTTCGGGAACTTCTATGATTTGTTTTCCTTTTATTGCCATAATTCATGTTTGGTTAAGTAATAGGGTTTGAAGCAATCAGTTCACAAGTGGCGGTCTTGCCACCGACTGTTGCTGTTATATTTGCTTGTCCTGCACCTATGACAGATACGATGCCTTCTATGACCGTTGCAACACTTTGATTAGAACTTTGCCATATAATCTTTTTGTCAGTAGCATTGTCCGGCAATACCTTAACAGAAAGTTCAGTTTCATCTCCAACATTAAGGATAAGCACGTTTTTGTTTAGGATAACAGACTGAACCGAAATATCTGGAGGTGTGGTATCGATTTTGATCAGATATGTTTTTCCTGCTATTTTATATGTGTTTACCACAGAAGATAACATATAGATAAATTCCTTTTGTGAGATTCCCTGTATTCGGGGGACACACACCATGAAGCTTACCTTATTGATCGCTTTTTCTTCCGTGATAAAATAGAACTCCCGTGGTTTTTTAAGTGGGTCGTCTGTCAGTTCGGATTCCTTCATGTCTTTCCAGATAACGAACGGCTTGCCATATTTGGAGGATTCCCGATATAAATCTATCCCTATAATCTGAGAATCCTGTATGTATATCCGATCGTTCTTGTCTGCAAAGTATTTTCCGAACTTATGGTTCAGATACCACTCGAAATACATCACTTGACTGGTCATGCGTGCTTCGATATGCCGTTCTTTGGCAAAGTCAATAAATCTGTCATTTATTATTTTCAACGGATAAACCAAACTCTGAATAAAAAGAATATACTTTCTTCCTCCAAGATAATGCGGAACAAGTTGGTTCACCAGTTTGTCTATCGGTAACTTGTATCTCATTTGGTATCTACCACTAATTTGATTGCTTCTCTAAAATTGGGAATGTCGGCTTCCTCATTCTTGCCGGAAGACTGCCTTAGATAACCGGATTCCGTCTGCATGACTCTTCCGATTTTTTTCTGGGGGCCGATATGTCCGTCTCCGTCATAGCAAGCGAGGAAGATTCCCTGTCCGGCCACGTCTTCCGGATCAATATAGACATCCGTTACGTGTTCCGCACTTTTAATCACTTCAAGAATTTTGGAGGTATACACGCTGGAATCAAATTCCATATTCATTATGTATTCGTTCAGCTTGGCCTCTATATTGTCGTATATCTCAGCTTCGGTTACAGCACCGTCATAATATACCGTCACTTTGGGAACAAGGACATCTCCTTCACGACTGATAACCGAAATTCTTGTTCCAGCAAACTTTATCTGATTGATATATGTGTTAATCATCTGCATCTCTTCTTCCGGTATCTTTGCAAGTTTGCCTTGTTCCCCGGTTGCAACCTTCAATATAAGCGTACTGTCCAGATTCTCGTCCTGTGTGCTTTCTATATAGGAAACCTGGGTGATGATCCGTTTAGTCTCGTCTACGGTCGCATATCCGAATGCCAGACCGTCTTCCCGAACCACAAGCGTGTCTCCTTTTTGATATTGCAGCAAAGCGTTGGCGTAATATTTTGGAGTTCCATTAACTCTGTTGTTGATTACGATTGAAATATCAATAGCAAATACATCCAACAGCATTTCAAAACTCTGTATCACGGCTGCAAATGTCCATGTGATACCGTTTAGAATGGAAACCTTCGAGTCACTGTTGAACTCCTTCAGTTCCATTCTCTTGTTTCTTTCCTCTACGGCTGCTTTATATATATCGTTGATTGTTCTACTCATTTTGTGGCGTATAGGTATAAATAGTATCGTTAATTATAAACTTCCATGCCCCGGCTTCATTCCATGCCGGTTCGTGGGTCAAAACCCAGACCGCTTCCATGCCGGAGCCAACAATATAGTTCAGATTCTCGTCTCTTTGTGGTTCCTTGTATTCTCCGGACGGAACTTCTGTCATTGTGACCGTACAGTTCCGTCTTCCATAATGCTGCTTTACCAGCCCGATCAAATATTCATCAACGGCTTTCCTGCTGCATTTGATATTCTGGAGATTCAGGCTTTTCAGTTCCTTTTGTCTCAACAAAGGAAGCAAGCTGCCGGTTGTACTGCCGGAACAATCCATTTCAAACATTCCTTTGAACAAAGCAATAAATTCGATTGTCGTGGATATGTTCTTCATCACAAAACGCTCAATATATATGGGCTTTAAGATATATATGTCCGCATCCTTGATATTTGAAATATCCAGTTTTTGTATTCTGGCATTTTCATCCCCATAAATACAAGTTCTTCTTTTAGTTCCGGTATTGTTGTCGAAAAAGTGGTTAAACTCAATAGCCTGTTTGGATAACCGTACAATCTGTAAATCAGTATTGTCTCCCCAGTCTATCTCTATCGTTCCTGAACCGGAGATCACAAAACCAATGGATGTTCTGGTATTCTCAATATAAATATCCATCAGTCTGGGCAGGGTGGGGGATTTGGGATAAACATGCCTTTCACCGTTTGCCGGTACGATTTCGTTTACCTTGTAATATGCGGCCACATCTTTGTTTATGGTATAATCGTCTGTATAGACAAGTTCATCTCCTGCCTTCAATGTCTGGTCTAAGGAAAGTGATGTGTTGTTCATCATCAAGTCAATAACCCCTTCGATCGAACCATATATATGCAGGGCTACATCGTAAAGGTTTTGTCCGTGTGTTACAATATATTTACCCATTTTGTTCTTTTAGTTCTAAAGACAATTCTCCGGAAACCGAGTCCATGTACGCATTGACTACTGTTACCTTGTCATTGTCAAATTCTTCCTGTAACTTTTGAGCCAGTCCGGTATTCTCAAAGTTACCATGCAGGTAGTCGATGAGTCCGATCCCGGATGTGGGGTGTTGGTATAAATTCCCGGCAAATGCTTTAAGTAGAAACGCTTTGTTCTGTTCCAATGACTCACGAATTATCAAGTCGGTCTCATGACCGCTGAAAACCGAAAGATAGCTTCCTTCCTTCAAGATGAAATTGAAATTGCCGTTCTCATTCAGCAATCTGTACTCGGAAAGCTTTATAGAATCTTTCTTGTTTGCCGTATCGCCACGATATACCGGAAACCATATTTGATTGTTTCTCTTGTTCAAAACATATTCAATATGTCCGTTGCCGTAATCAATGCGGAACCTCACCATCAGTTCTTTGTATTCCGCTATATATGGAATCCTGACATGTATTCCATCTTCGTCTTTATATGATTTTTCAAAGCTGGGAGAAACTACTATCTCGGAATAGCAATAGTTGTCATTGTCCATCCCGGCTTGTTCTTCCAATATCGTGAAGTCGTATATGATCTTGTTGGTCAGGTTGTCGGAGGTTTCCAGTTCTCCATATACGACATCCATGTTAATATCCTGTCTTGCCATATTATCGGTTTTAAACAAAAATCCCCCAACCAACAAGAGTGATTGGGGGATCGCACTCTTCTTTAAAAAGATTAGAGCACGCTTTTAAGAATAGTTGTAATGATTATTTAGAAGAATCAGAGTCGTATACTTTCTCTACTGTAGCCCACATATCATCAGGCAATTGCTCGTCTGATATTTTTTCACAGGCACTTTTCATGTACTCGATTTCTTCGGTCGTAAAATCCACCACTAACGGCACGTCTTTTTCCGTATCCCATTCGATACGGTTGTTTTCTGTGTTTTGTCTGAGATTTACTGTTGCACGCTCTTCTTCTGAGATTTCGATTTTCTTCAGAATCTCCTTCTTGATATTGAACTGCTTGAAGTTGTTTTCTTTAGGCAGAAAGCCTGGGATGTAGAGCCTGTCTTTGATTGATAGTTCCATTGCTTAATTTATATATTTAGGTGATTATTTTTGTTTTGATAGATAAGCCGGTTGTTTGGCTACGGCTTCCTTGATTTCTTCCATGATCGTGCTGAAATCTTCAAAATATTTGTTAGGCGCAATGTCCTCTTTATAAGGGAAGGTTCCAGACAGATAGTCTCCGTCCAGAGTAATTGTTCCCAAATACTCGTCGGTGTCTTCAGGCTTTAATTTACGGATAGAGGCATTTACTCTTGTGAGCAATTTGTCAGATACGTTGTATTCGATTTCATATCTGGCATTGGCGGTTGTCTTGACGCATTGTGTCTGAATATTCACTTGTTTAATTTCCATATAATCGGTATTTAATTGTTGTTTTATTGAAGAATAATATATTGCAGATACTTTTGTTTGTTAGCCGCAATAAAACATTAGCCACCCACTACTACATTTTATAAACATACGTGCGCAATTGTCTTTAACCTGAAAACTACTCACTGAATTACGGGATGGCGCATCAATGATCGTCCCTTTAATGTTATACCATCTTGAACTAAGGCTTTTTATATAAATGATTTTACCGTCTTGGCAATTAGGTAATGTTATGGTAACATCTACGGATGTTTGTTGTATAATTACCAAATCATCATTGGAATTAAGAGATGTTGTAGAGTAAATGCTTCTTGTGTTTATATGTAATCCATTTATTCTTATTCTTTCACCACTTCTTGCGTTCAACAATACATTTCCATAACTTTCAATAGCATATCCATATCCAGAAGCGTTACATAATACAGATATTCCTTTTGTACTATTATTGCTTCCATAGGTAGATACACTTAATGCTGTTCTTCCGTCTCCACGTACAGAAACCATACTACCATCGTTAACACGAAAAAAATTGGTTCCGCTGATGTCAATATTAAATTTGGAATTTGAATCTCCAGTCATAACGAACCCTCCAGAAGCACGGAATGTGGTAGATCCCATACCAAAACTTGCAGATCCGTCTGCATTCAGTGCCCAATAATCCTTACTATCAGATTTTCTTGAATTACAGATATATCCAGTTTTATGAATTTCAATTATATGACCATTTTCTGGATTATCGTATGTAGACATTTTGTGTCCGTAAATAGTGAATCCACCGATTTTACCCTGAGTGAAATTACAGTTGGCTGCGTTGATCTGGCTGGCTGTAAGGGTTCCGGTGTTGAATCCTTGCGGAATACCGTTAATGACTTTGACGGAAATTTCTACACAACTTCTTTCTGCATGTTTATATGCGGAGATTCCGTTGTTTTCTCCAACCCCAGATATTCCAATAAACGCATAAGCTGAACGTTTACCGTTTCCAGTCCAATCTTTGCCGCCACATTTTTTTATTGCATTATTTAAATTATCGTTAACTGTAATCGCATCGTTTGATATTAAAATTACAAGTTTATTGGAATCAAGATTGTTTAAGACAGAAGCGAGTTCATTACATGTGTTGCCTTCTCCTTGGTATGTGTCATAATATGCAATTGACACAACCGACAAATCATTGCGGCTAACAACAACAAGACAAAAACTTCTCCACCACTTAGAATTTATCAATATTTCTTTTCCATTTATATATAATTGGGGGCCTTCTGCGTATTGATAAGAGCTTCCTCGAACATATATTTCTCCTTGGTTAGCTATATCACCAAGCCCAGATGATGAAAATATTATATTTCCAAGTGTGTCCCACTTAATATTGCCATTCGCAAGCTGTCCCGAACCATCATTGTTCAGTTTCCATTTCGTACCGTTGGTGATGGAACCGTCAGATCCCAGAGAAACGCTGTTTTTGGAGATTGCGTTCTCTGCAATGTTCCATCCTCCAATCTTACCTTTGGTAAAATTGAGTGTTAACCCCTGAATGTATGAGGTATTGATGATATTGGTCTTTATACTATCGGCATCTATTTCGTTTGCGGTAATAGCTCCAGCCTGAATCTTATCTGCTGTAATGGTACGTGATGCAATCTTGTTGGCTGTGATGCTTTCTGCTCCAATAAGATGGGCTGAAATCGTACCTGCTACGATTTGTTGGGCTTGAATTGTTCCGGTATAAATGCCTGTTGCATCAATATATGTTAATCTTGGTTGTAGGTTAGGTAATACAGTGCCTTCAACCAAACCTGCCACATACAAAAATAACCCATTGCTTGCTGTAACAGGCTTATCTTTAATATGCGAATACACATGCAGTTCAAAAGAATCGGTATCTAAAAAAGAATCGTCTGTCATTAAGTATGTACTACCTCTTAATTGTGACTCGTAGTTTTCAAGCTCCGTAGGCAAAATGGTCGATACATTTTTTAGAACAACATATTTTAATTGTGTAGCATTATAAATGCCAATTGTATATTGTTTTACTGATTCATTAAAATCGTTATAATCATCACTTTCAGCAAGCCCCCATCCTGCACCGCACCAAGTATAGGTTGTATTTTTCAATAAAGCTGTTTTGATTGGGATTTTTAGATATTCGTTTTTATTGATTTTTGTCTGCCATGCTTCTGCCAGTGCTTTGGTTTCAACTGAAACATTCTTTAATGCCTTATCAATGCAATCTGTCCATTGTAATGATACTGATTTGTCGAACATAACATTTCCATCAATATCCCACGAAATATTACCTCCTGCCAGTGCGCCAGCCCCAGAAGAGTCCAGTTTCCATTTAAAACCTCTGATTCCGTTGCTTCCAATCGTTATAGCACCTGAAGCGGAAGTATAAGTCCCGGACGTATTGCTTTTTGTACCTCTGAAAATAGAATCTCCATCAATAGTCCATCCTCCGATTGTACCTTTGGTAAAATTGAGTGTCAATCCCTGGATATAGGCTGTATTGATGATATTGGTTTGTATACTATTTGCGTCCAATTTGTCAGACCTAATGCTCCCTGCTGCTATACGGTCGGCAGATAGGATTCCCGTTTTTATACTGGAGGCATTTATATTTACGGCATTGACCTGTTCAGCGGTAAGAGTTCCGGTATAGATTCCTTTACCATCAATATAGGTCAGTTTTGGGAAACCCTTTCCTCCAAGAGCCGTATTGATTGTTTCAATAGGCTGTGTCCAATTGAGAGAAACGTCCGAACCGAACTCGATCTTTCCGGTTGTAGCATTATATCTGATAAACTGATTCCCTCTTCCCAGTCCAGCGTCGCCCGTATTGTTCACATAGAACGTCTTATATCCGTCTTTGAATCCATAAATACCATTGATTGTTTCGGTAGTCACAACTCCAGATGAATTTAATACGCTGAGAGAGAATTTACCCATAGCAACCCCCGTCAATGTTCCGTTCGAGTTTTTTGTTCCGGCAAATATTTTAGGTGTAATGACAGAATTTTCATTGATTTGAGTTTTGTTGTTGTTCCAATCTTTCACCCAATCCAACATATTAGAATCCGCTCCGGCAGCTCCTGCACGTGCTTTTGCGTATGAAAATGAAACAGCAAAGCTCTTTCCGTCCGCAACAACCGGGATACTAATAGTCCCATTTTCTGCCAGTGATGTGCCTACGTTAAAAACAATTGTTACGGTAGCTCCGCTTTTAGACAAAGTACAACCTGCCACCGTGGGTAAAGCCCCGATAGTGGGAGTGACAGGTGTACTTCCCTTCAGAATAGAAATTGTCGTATTTGTAGTTACCGCAGTGTGTATCCTACCATCTTTGTCAGTGGAAACAATATATGAGTTTCTGGAAGCAGACACAGTGTATCCGTCTGTTCCAGGCTTTCCGTCAGAACCGTTTTGTCCATCTTTGGATTTTGCCCATTTGAAAGATATTGTATATGTATTTCCCTCTATGATGATTGGGATAGGGATTGTTCCGTTATCTGCCAGTGTTGTAGTATTTTTATCGACAACATAGGTTATAGTCTTGTTGTTATTATTGACACTGATAATTGAAAACCCTGCCGGTTTATTGATAGTTCCGATTGTAAAATTTGTAACGATATTGTCTCCGGATGTCACTTTGATAGTTGATACAAACGTAGCGGTTAATCCTATTGTACCATTATTTAGTGCATGGAATATATATTCTCCGACAGATTGATTGATGGTGTATCCGTCTTTTTGACAAACCACAACGGCTTGTCCTCGTGCTATGATTTCTTTTCCCATTTCTATTCTTTAGGTTTTGATTTTACCTAAGAATAGCATAAAAAAAGGGCAGGTAGTTTGTCGCTACCGCCCTTGTGATTAAAAATTATGCTTTTGAGACTTCACAGATCAAAGCTCCCTTTCCGGTCACATCTGTTTTTGCTACCACAATGTTTTTGCCAGTGTATGTTTTGAGCACCGCAGATCCGGCATTGTTGTATAATTTCCATGAATAAGTATATACTGTACCTTCTGCGTCAATTTCTGCTCCATTTCGATACAATATAGCTTTTACATCCACATCGTTTGAATTGTTTTTAATGGTAAATCCTTTTGCACTTTCCAAAAATACTTGGATTGGATCAGACATGTCGGAGAATGAGATTATATCACAGACAACCTTGTTTGCAGAAGCATTACCGGAGCTTACATCTGTATCCTTGATGGCACATTTGAAAGTTTCAAAGTTCAGTACCGCATCTGCTGAAATGGTAATCTCGTTAGTTGTCCATCCTGCTGTGACTCCCATTTGATTAGTGGAAGTAAGACAAGACCATCCAGACCCAAGCATTGAATTATAAAAAGGACTTGTCACCTGAGAACCTGTTGTTACGTTTGCGGTTAACCCAGAGGTTAATATGACAGTTAAGGTGTTTGCCGTGACAGTTTGAATAGTATATTTAGCAGAACCGATTTGGATTTGAGTACCGGGTTCCATATTGGCTACACTATTCAACACGATACTTGTAGCTCCTTGGTTCGCTGTGGTTTTAACTGTGGTTGGAGCGAACACTCCGTTATTTTTAATACCCCAGCAATATGTAACGTTAGTTGTATCAATTGTAGCACCACGCCACAAATCACAGTGCGCTCTAAGTGTTTTTACTTCATCATTTTTGAAAATTACCCCGTCTGGTGCGTAGGCGATAGCTGCAATTGTAGCACCTGCACTTTGGTGTTGTGTGAACTGGATAGTTGCCCAGAAAGGAATTTCCAAACCGTTTGCATCTATATAAATACCCTCTATTTTATATTGAACCTGTGGGGCAGTAAGGGTCATGTGGTTGGTCTTGATTGTCAATGCGTATTTGGCACTTGATGCACCGATAGTACATCCGTCTTGTCCAGAAGTGATAAGGGTATTGTTTTTATACCATTTGACGGAACCTGTCTTAACGCCCGGAGTAAGACTGGCCGCATTGCCCACAGAAGTGATTTTGTCAACCGATCCGCCTGCAAAAAGAGATGGGGTTAGAATAAGCCCTGTTCCCGATGTCCAGTTCGGAGTGTATGAGTCGTTATCCTTGTTGTAAATCTGTGTCAGAGCCAAATTGGAAGAAATGAACGCCTGAATCGACACCGCATCGTTCTGGTCAATAATGGTTACTTGACCTCTTGCTATTTTTTGAGCCATAATTGAAATTTGATTTGTATGATATTTAAAATTTGATTTTATAATAAATAGAATATGAGAGGGGAATAGGTTTAGCAAGAGAGTGTTTTCCTCTGTTTCTATATATAGGTTAGTTTCAAATCCACATAACAATCAAAGACAGCCTTACTATAAACATCATCTCCTGTAATTTCCAGAGTCCTGCCAATTCGAGGAATACTGTTCCATTCTGCATCGGCTTCTGCATCTTTACTTGTCCGAGTCCAAGAAAATCCTGAAGGGTTTATCTTGTCCGTTATGTCTTCTCCTGCCTTGAACACGTATGCCGTAAGTGTCGTTTGTCCGATCCCATTTTTAAATATCTGACCGTTACTTGATTCGATATACAAAGAATACGCATCATCCCCGTCATATAACTTATTGATGGTAAAAGAATCCTTGTATTCCTTTTCATTGTACATGGCAGAATACATGATAGTCAATGTATCTCTGTTTTCCCAGCCTTCAAAATCCGGCTTGATGGTAAGCGTATTCTTCTGTACACCGGGAATCCTTACCCAGTCTCCAGAAGAGGAAAGATAAGACCATTCACGCTCCGTATCTTTGCTGGTAAAATTGTATTCATCCGCAATCAGCTGTATTTCATTTGGTGTACAGACATTCTCCAAACTGTCCGGATAATGGAAAGTGTTTTCTCCCGTTATCTTGACCGACTTGCTGACGATATTGTCCTGCGTTTCCTGATCCATATCGTCCCATTTGATAGTCACACCGGTCAGTTCGATCGTGTCTTCCGTCCATTTGAACTTTCCACCGGCAAAATGTCCGGTTCCGTCCCGATTGATAACGAATGAATTATTGTTAGAAGAAATAGAACCATCATCATTCAGCCTTAATAACGGATTCTGTATCGTTCCTCCGATACCGCCTCTATTGAACCATGCTCCATAATCTTCTGTTTCGTTCAGGATTTCATCTGTTGCCTGATATAAAGTAGCTCTTTCTCCAAATTCCAGTTGTGCGGATGAGAGATATATTGCCGTAATGTCTGAAGTCAGTTCGATATTGAAACTTTCGTTTTCCTTGTAAGACGCAATAAAAGGAATGCTATATCTAACCCATTCGTTTGCGACTTCAATATTGATCGAGTACAAAGGAGTGGAATTTTGCGACACAGAAACCTTTCCCGTATTCTCGCATTTCAGCCAACATGAAAAACATAGTTTCTCACCTTCATGCTTTTTGCCCCAACTTTCTTTTTGAGCAATCAACACCGTTTTTCCCGGAGTAAGTGTAAAAATATCCCCCAACCCGGTAGGAGACACTTCACCCATCGCACTGGATACGGGAGTCTGGAAATTGCCATACAATGAGTTTATGAGACAATTCTTGTGTATCTTTCCAACGTAAAAAGTAGAAGCAAATCCCTTTTCGTCTCCTGCCGTAAGCGTACCGGCTATATTGACGTTTTTAGTAGCATACAAGTTCTGAAAATAACCGCCATACCCATCCAGCAACCCAAACACAGGGTCTACAATGCCTGTAACCTTTCCGATCCTTGCCTTAGTGCCGTTGGAAAAAGTAGCAATGTCTGACAGCAATACGATGTTAAGATCGGAAATCTCACACCAATCGCCAGCAGACAAATGCTCAGTCAAATCAACCAGAAAACTTCTCATATACTGTGGAGGATAATCCACAATGGTGAGTGATAATTTGTATTCCCATGAAGTTGTGATGTTAATAATCTCGCTTCCGTCAATCTCGCTTCCGTCCGTATATCCGAACGAAGTTTTAACACCACCCATATTTTTGGAAGCCCTGATTTTATATGAAGCTACGACACACTGCGGATTACCAACCTGCCTTTCAATCGTTTGCTTGAAGCCGATCGTCTTTAATGAAGAATTATCCGTGTTGTTTCGGGTAATGCGAAATACCCTGTGTACCCCATCTTCCTTTGTTTTGCTGTATTCTTGCGAGACAAATTCTTTCCCAGAGCAAGCGTATTTGTATAAACAGGGTGTGTCTCCATCACCATCTCCGGTAACAGGATAACAAAGCGAGTTTTCCGTAGCCATCCCGTCTATTACGTCCATGAACGGAGATTCGCTGTCTGAAGCCGTAAGATACAATGCACCGCTACGATCGGCATCGAACAAGTTGGTTACTCTGACAAAATCAAGAATTTCTCCATTCTTGGGTTCGTTTCCTTCAACCAACATTCCGATAAAATAAGGGGAGCGTTTCTCTTCATTATCCTGCCCGGTTATGATGTCTGTTCCGGTTTCAACAACGATCATCAGAGAATATATGTTGTTTGGATAATCAAAATACTGCCTCCTTACAATATCTCCTTGCCGCAGCCCTTGTGTCTTTTTGGAAGAAGGGTCTATTCTGATTTTAAATTTAGGACATGTATATAATGACATATTATTAAACGATTTTTTCTACAATATCACCGCTACATGAGTCGCTTATCCACAGAGAACCGTTTGTCGAACTGTCTTTTTGCACTTCCAATTCATAGACTCTCATCTTCTTTCGTATCACAAGTTCATCGAAAGTGGCAGTGGCATTTCCGGTTGTCGGATTTTTCATAATAGCCCAATCAGAACCAGCGAATCCGGGAGAAAACCTCTCAGAACTGAGACTGTCTGTAAAGTAAGCGTTTCCATAATGTTTTATACCTCCAGCTACAGCCTGAAGGTAACTCATGTTTGTAAAGAATAGAGTGTTGTCAGTAAGTCGGGTTGCACTTCCGTCTATTCCGATATGCCCTTTTGCTTCCAGCGGTTTATCAAACAGAACAAAATCGGCTTTGGTCGATATATACAGGGAATCTGATTTTTTGTCAAGCGGTTTGTAGTGGCTTGTCGATTCTTTTATCTGAAATATCGTATCATATATGTATCTGGTGTTCGTCCCGGTTTCTTCATCGAACCTTTCCGTACCGGCACTGAGAATCAACCCGTCCTTATCTCCATGAAGATAAGTTCCGTCACTATCGCCAAATCTCAGTCTCTTATGAATAACCACCCCTTCGTTGGAATCATCTTCCCTATATGTCGAAAGCAAATCTTCACCGAAATTATGCCTTACTTTTAATGAACCGGGGAAATAAGCCTCTCCATATTGAGATAATAAGAGATTTGCCCCATGAATATCCGTAATGCCGGTCAATAATCTGACTTTGCTCGTTTGATCGGTTCCAAATAGAATATCCCCACCGACAGCCCCCAATTGAATGTCTGTTTCATTCGGTCTAATTAGAACCGCAGCATCGTCTATCTTTATACCGTTACCGACTGTAAAAGACATATTTCCTTTGACTACCGCCTCATTGTCTATGATGGTCAATATCGTTTTTCCTCCAGAACCAAGATTTACACCATAATTGGCATTGAGAGTGTTTTGCAAGGTTAACACCCCTTTTACGCTTAGTGTACCGGCAACCTTGGCGTTACGCATAACCCAGTCTATATGCTCCAGATTTGCGTTTCCTGCGTGATACACATCACTGCCGTGTATTTGGATTGCTGAAGGTGAAATAAACACTCCAGAGGTCTTATTTTGCCCGACAAGCACCTCTCCATTTCCTTTAATAGAAGAATCTCCAAAATCAATGATTGCACCTGAAATAGATGTGGTATCATGGTCTGTATCGTAAGCAATAACCTTCTTGTTCCCCAGATAAAAGTTATTGCCACCAACATTCAACCTGCCATCTATCTGTATTCCATAGACAGGGTTTTTTTCTTCCGTTTTGTACGAATACAGGAGTCTGGTATTTTCTATTCCGGCTTCAAACCCATAATTGGCTCTTAGTAGCCCGGACATATCACCGCCACTTTTCTTTAAATAACCGACTAAAATACCGCCACTTTCGCCATCTCCACCGCCTGTTATAGATTCGGAAATCGGACTGGCAAAATTGTATGCCGTATTTTTCAGTCGGATGGAAGTCTCGTCTCCCTCCACTATACCAAACGGATGATCCTCGTCCTTTTTATCCTGTGCGTTAAAGAAACTGTTATATAGCTGGATGTAAAGCGAGTAACATAAGCTATCCTTGTCAAGTTTTTCGATTTCCGGATTAAGAATAACACTCATTTTGTATATACCGTTTTACTTAAAAATTTCTGAATCTTGGAAGTCAATGATGTAAAGTTCGGGAAATTCACGGCCGGCATGGTTCCCATGAGCGTTGGGGTGGTTATCTTGCTGCATTCGGTAAGGAACTCCAACATCAGTTGCGCAAGTTCCTGTCCCAATACAACAGGTTCGGTCGCATCTTCACCTCCGAGATACACTTTTCCATCCGTAACCCCGACCGCTGTGTTTCCAACTTTACTTTCTATCTTTTCTGCTGACTGATTCACTTCCGACTTGTCTATCCTATGCTGAATATCGGTAGGAGTCATATTAATTTCAGTCTGTTTTCCATCTTTGTCTTTGGCAACAGTCGAAATCTTGTCCGGCGTATATTTGGTGGAAGTCTCATTTCCCGTTTTAGGCAATTCATCATAGTCCGGGGAATCATTGTCGTTCGGATCAAGTTTCTCAGTCTCAGTTGCCCCAACAATTGTCTCGTTATGCGCATTTAACTGCAACACGTCTGCATGGGAAAAATTCAGGACGTACATATACTTTGTTCCTGCATCCGAAACGATTGTGACATCCGAGAATAGGGTAGGGACAATAAGGAATCCTCCGGAATTGTCTTTCAGTCCGGACAGCAAAACCCCTTTATGAATAATCGGCTCTGAAGAAGCGGTCTCGTCCGGAAATTCGCCTACGTCAATCGTTCCTGCATATTCCTCGTATTCTTCATCATTCGGATCGTCATGTATCTTTGCGACATAGCCATGAATCATTCTGGCCGTACCAACTCCTCCTGTACCGGCAGGACTCATGTTCGCTCTGTCAAAACTTCTTCCCAGCGCAATCTTCCTGATTGCTTCCTGAATCATTCTTTGACTGTTGTTATTATTCGTGTTTATATTATTTGCTGTTTCCATAAGTGGTCTTTCCTGTTATTTTATATGGTATGGTTATTTTTTGCCTATATCCGTTTACCCCGAATGTAGTTGTCACCTCGTCTACCAGATAGACTCCGTTTTTGCTGGGATTCCTATGGTCAATCAGCTCGACTTGTACAGCGGTCGTCAATCCGAAATCACCAAAAAGAGTCAAATCTCCGGTAATACCATTCAGATTGTATTGCTTGAAATAAGCGATTGTTTCCTCTACAAGCTGATCCGAATTGATATTCATTTTAGTAGACATGTAAGGCACTACGGTATACGTGCTGAGATCGACTTTTGTCTTGGTGTCCGCTCCCGTAGCTGTCGTATTTCCGGTAATCTTGTGTGTCTTTTTTGAAATCTGGGTGGCATTGACAACTTGAAACTCCTCGCTTCCCGGTGTATCCGGATCGTATTCGGGATTCAGTCTTACCGTAACTTCAAAGAATTTTTCGTTTGACCCCAATGCTTTTCCCGTAACGGCAAGAAACTTAGGATCGGTTTTCAATATCTTCAAGCTGCTACCGGCAACGTGATAATCAAATTGAATCTTGTAAGGAGCAGAAGATTTGCCATTACCGGGAAAAGTCGGGTCGCTTTTAAACGATGAATAAGGCCGCCCAATTGCAATTTTAGGCATGGCTGAAGAATCTTCCTCGTATTTTAAAAAACAATACACCTTGAATTTCGACCAATCATTCAAAACATCCGCTACAGTAAAATTGTCTGTTATTTTTACCTTCCCAATTTGAATATCGAACTTCTTGGTCTCAGAATGCAGTTCAAACCCGGTGTCCTTCAAAAGCCCGTACTTTTCTCCACATACATCATTTACTTTTGTTCCGGCAACCGGAGTTTCAAACTTCGGAGCTTGTTTGAGTTTCAGTTTGTAGGCCATGTTCTCACACTGCAATTCAAATATGCTGTCCGAGTTGTAAGCTGTGATGTAACCGTCAAACATGTTCTTCAATACCCCGTTGTATCCCAACTTGATATTGACTCTCTGTCCGATCTTGAACGTAGTCTCGTCAATGACGCTTTGGGTATTCCGCTTTTCAATCAAAACCCCGTCCTGCATGACTTCGGTAGTAATCAAAGAAGCATCTTTCCCTTCAACCGTTCCGTTACCGACAATCGTACTTTTGAATACCGTCCCTTTGGGAAAAACGATTTTGGCCGTACCAATCAATTTTTTATATGATTCGTGAATCTCTATGTTTTGCACTTCATAAAGTGTTATGGGATTCTTGATTACCATCGGATTCTTTGAATCGGCATCTCCGATGGTAATCTGGCAGCATAGAATATCAAGCGTGCTTATAGCCATAGTTTTGTCACTTTTAGGAGGCTGGCCGGATCAACCACCTCGGTTCCGAATTTTACAATTTTGATCCATTTGTTTGTATGCTTGATAGCCTCGTCCACCACCTCTTCATCTGCCAGTTTCACTTCGATTGACTCGGAAGGTTCAACCGCCACACAATGCAGCGTATATGGCTGGACATTACGATAGGTAGGGGCTGGAAGAGAGTAGTCAAGTACGATCAACTTGGATATTTTAAACTGGCGAAGTATCGTATTGTCACAGTTTATGGCACATTTGAATTGCATAAGCTTCAAAAACTTTGATACTTCAGCTTCCGGATAAACATCGGGGTATTTGCTTGTGATTTTGCCGGTTATGCTGATTTCCAGATCACCGCCACTGATAAGTTCCTTTCTGGAGTAATCCCGTCCCTGTACCGGAGTCAGCAGTATATTGTTTTTGCTTGATACCGATACTTCCGGTTGCAAATCGACAAATTTGACCGCTTCCCCTTTCTCAACGGTAGTGACCGTGTGCTTTTGAGAATCATAATAGACACAGCCGCCATCTACGCTCAATTCCAGATAATCCATGACAATGTTTTTGCCAACAATACTGTCAGTGTAACTTTTCTGAATCGCAACCGCCTGTTGGTCTTTAATCAGCTGGTAATATTGCCCGGTCTTGTTGGCAATACTGGACTGCGATTTGGTTTGTAAATATTTATCCCTTTCCACCTTCTCCCAGTATTTCAAGAACCGGGGGTATGAGCGCAAAAGTCCATAGGCCGCCTGACAAGTGGTTTGTATGACTGCCCGTTTTAAAATCTCCTTGTCTTTTGAAAAATACCGAACCTGCCCGTCCGTCATGGAAGAGAGTCCGAGTCCCAATGTCTGTCGTGCCGCATTGGAAATGTATCCTTGTAAGCTGCCATGATTGACAATACCCCCACTCAAAATAGTGGAGGTTGCCAATCCGGCCAATCCTTGTCCTAAAAATTTAGCCATATATTATTGGTTTGTTTGTTATTATCCGTTCCAGCTTGCATCGAAGTCATGTACGACATCGATTAGAGCCTGTGCCATCATCTCTTTCAAATCCTGCATTTCCGGAGTTTTGCCTTCCGGGGTTTTCATCAGTTCCACGGTCTGTATGCTGAGCAAATTGGTAATGTTCACTACAACCTGTTTTGGAGCCGCCGAAGAGAGTTTTCCGGTTCCGCTGTAATTGCCACCAGCACCGCCATCGTCTTCTTTATTCCCCAAATAAGAAATATCTCGCTTATCCCAAGAATATTTATCATTGGAATCCGGCTCGTTGGAAAACATATCGGGAGAAAAGCCGGCTTTGGTCATAATATTATATGCCATATTCGCTTGTCCTCCCATTGTTGCGGTCAATGCGGTATAGGTAGCTACCAATAATTGATGTGCCAACCTGTCTCTTGTCTGTTTGGCAACCCTGTCTTTATCAGTCGGATTTTTAGGCAAGGCTGGAGAGTACCATGTTCCATCGTCCATGCTGCGTTTCCATCCAATTTTCTCCAATTGTTGCGAAACAGTCTTTCCGCTATTGATGTCGGTCAATCCCGAAACTAAATCTTGCGCACCGGAAGAAGTTACTATTGCATCCTTATATTTTTCAGCAACAGTAATGATGTTGGGCAGGATTTTGTTGTTTATATAATCCAAGTATGTCGGTGTGCGTTCAAACGCAGAATATGGTTGCTCGGACATGTCTTTTGTGTACCAAACCTTACCGTTTTTCTCAACGTACAAGGATTTATCAAGTACATTTGGTGACACTCCGTAAATTTCGTGGGCTGTATCAATAAAAGCTTGGATGCCCGTAGCAGTGTTTTGTTTTGCCAAATCAGCCAAAGCGGAATTGATGATTTTTTGCCCCCTTTTATCTGATTCTGCCAAGATCATCGTTTTATATGCGTCCTGATAGGCATTTGCAACGTCATAACCGTTATAATTCTTGTTTCCTGCAATAGCTTGCCCCCATTGGGAAATCAACCCTTTCCACCAATTCCCTGAAAAAGCAACATCTCCCAGTCCTGATTTTTCCCCAAGGGTTTTTTCAGCCGTGAGATCTTTTACCGCTTCTCCTGTAGCCAAAGCAGCACTGTATGCTTTATTCAGAGATTCTGTCAGCGCATCGATAGACGGGTATCTGTATTTTTTGTTGCTGTTTACTTCTTCCAGAATCGTGTTGCGAGCCTTGCTTACTTGCCATGTTTTATATGCAACCATCCCCAATATCCCAACTAACGCAGATAACCCGGCTGTTGCTGCCACTGCACCGGTTCCTATGGCTGACAGAGAAGATGCAGCCCCAACAACACCTCCGGAAGAAACCTGAGAGGCAAACATTCCTGCCACTCTGCCCATAGTTCCTCCACCAAGCGTTCCGGCAACAGATGTCAATATATTTGTAGCCGCCTTTTGTCTACCGATAAATCCAAGTGCAACCCCCAGATTGGTTAAGGCTCCGGCAAATTTGAATATCTTGGTTGTAACAAAGCCTGTAATCAACAAAGGTTCCAGCCATGTCAGGTTTTTTGTTATCCACGTACCGATCTTGCCGAGTATAGAAAATACATCCAATAATGTCTTTCCGATGGTCTCCAGTCCTTTGGCGAACTCTTGTGGTTTGAATCTATCCAACAAGTCCCTAAGCGCACCTCTGATTTGCGGCTCCATACTTTCATAGGCTTGCATGAAGCTTTCCGAGAACTGGGAGGTCATTTGCGCCCACAAGCCTTTTGTTGTGTTTTGCTTGGTAAGTGCGAGTTCCTGGGATATGCCGTTGCTTGCTTTGTTTTGATTCGCCAGCGTTCTTAATTCCTCATAATTATCAATGAACATCATGGCTGCATTACCTCCGATCTTACCAAAAATAGCTTGCATATCTCCAAGAGTAGCACCGCTTTTGTTCAGGTCTTCAAAAATATCAGCAAGAGGTCTCAACTTTTCAACCTGTTTTCCGTAAATATCCCTGTATTCGGTAAATTTGACTCCCAATCTGTCAAGCGTGTCTTGTGCTTCTTTGGTCGGTTTGGCGAACCTTCCGGACATGGCTCTCAGTGCCGTACCAGCCATCGTTCCTTTCATACCGGCATTACCCAGAATACCGACAGCCGCAGAAGCCTCGGAGAAATTCACCCCAGAGAGACGAAGATACCCGGCTGCCATTTTGAAAGATTCTGCCATTTCCAGAACATTCACATTGGATCGGGCAATCGTGGAAGCCAGAATATCAGCGACAGTGTTCATCGAAGAGCTTCTAATATCATATCCAGACATGATGTTGGTAGCCAAATCTGCAATTTGAGCAACGTCTGCATCTCCTATTAAGGCCAGATTCGTAATAGGGCGCATGGCTTTATTGATAGTGTCGATATTCATACCTGCCATTGCCAAAAATTTTGTGGCTCCAGCGATTTCAGTAGCGGTAAATTTGGTATCGACACCGATTTGTCTGACATTTTTGGACATTTGTTCAAACCTGTCTTCAAACGTGGACAAGTCCGAGTCCGCTACACGGAGGATGCTTCTTGCGGTCTCCATTATGTTGGCATATTCCACCGCATCCGCAAGCTCGGATTTAAAGACCGAATATCCAGCATAGGCACTGAACATACCGGCAAACGGCATGTTTCCCCATGAAGGAAGTCGGGAATATTGCAAACGATTGATAGCTCCTTTTTGCCGGCTGTAATATTCTCTTTCCGCAATTCTTTGTCTGTGACGAGCTTCTTTCTCTTGTCGAGCCTCTCTCTTCAGTTGGCTGGCCATACTGTATTCCTGATATTTTTCGTAACGCTTCTGGCTTTCTTCCATCTCTTTAGAAATCCTACGAAAATTATCCAGCTTCTTTTTTACATTGGCTCGGTACTCTCTTTCTTGCTCTTTTTCAATTTTGTTCCAGAGATTAGTATACTCCCTATCCTGTCTCTTAAACTCTTTCTCGCTTTCTCTGGCAAGCCTTTTTAGTTCTCTCTCGGCTTCTTTTATTGTCTTGTTTTCATTTGCCGAGACTTTTCTCTGAATACTGGAACGTGGACTGGCTTTATCTGAATCGACAGTATTGGAAATAACAGGAGTTATGGCTGTAGAACCGGAACCGGCAGGAGGACTGACCATATTTGTTCCCAACGTCATATTAGTAGCTCCTTTTATCTGACCAAGTAAGCTAAGAATTTCTTCCAGTTTCTTTTTGGCAACATCGATCTTAATATTGATTTCTCTTCCGGTTTCCAGACTGACAAGAGCCGCATTGACCTTTCCGATAGTTTTATCAATTGCTTTAATCGGCTCTCTCATAGCCTCCATAGCTTGCGAAGCTGTTTTCTTTGATGATTTCTTAGCCTCTTCTTGCGCAGCCAATTCCTGATTTTTCAATACGGCTTTGGCTTGTGCTCTGATAGCCTGGGAATCCAGTTTTTGTCCGGCGTTGACGACAAGATTGATTTTGGCTGCTTCTGCTTGTATATCTTTGATAAGCCTTAAAACCTTGTCCAACTTTTCTTCAGCCAGATCGGTTTTAACATTGACATTATAGTTTACATCTCTTTTTCTTCCCTTTGGTTTAAATATAGCGTCCATTTTGTTCACCATATTTTTAACCTGTGTAATAGCTGCCTCTGCTCCTTTTTCGCTTATTTTCAGCTTATTGATAGCTTCGGCGAATTTTGTAACATCCTGAATACCATTGGTTTTCACATCAATGGTGTAGTTTACCTGATAGTTTTGTATTTCTGCCATTGTATGATTGTTTTAATGAAGAATAGGAGGGTATAGGCAGAATAGGTTGCTTGTAAGGATCGGAGAAAGATGAAATAAACGTATAATGTCTCTTGATATTGTACATTACTACAAAAAAAAACAAATCAATTATTGTATAAAATATATTTCTTATTAATGGACACAATAAAAATATTTCAGAGTCGTTTTTAAGGCGTAAACTAAAATAAAAATAAAGTTATGAAGAAAATCTTTTTGATTGTGATTGCCTTTTTATCTATAGGCATTTGTGACATGTATTCACAGGTTATAAAGATGGAACACGGAGCAAATCTTACATGGATGGATGGCGGTGGTTATGCGAAGAAAAGAGGAGCTTATTCTTTTATGTTAGGCTGTGATTATTTAGAAAAAGATTGGTTTATGCTATCCAGTGAGATAGGATATATCCAAAGAGGTGGAAGGAGCCTTTTTAGTTATACGGAAGGATATGATCCTGATCAGGGGCGGTATGAATATAATTACAGAAGAATAGCTAAACTTGATTTCTTTCAAATCAATACCACATTTAGGTTTAAGCATGATTTTAAACGCTTTACATTATTTATGGGTGTTGGGCCGACAATAGATATTTTACTGAAAGACAGAAGTGAATACCAAAAACAGCCTATAAACTCAGATCAAATTACAACAACTGAAACCTCGATTCATCACAACAATGTCCTATATGGATTAAAATATGAATTGGGAATTAATTATCATATCAATAATAAATGGAATGCGATATTGAATCTTAGTCAGTTAAATAGTTTTAAAGGCAGTACGATTGGGCATTATGGCGGAGATTCTTTCCGTAATAAAATAGCAACATTATCATTGGGAATTGGCTATCGTTTATAAAATAACAAATAAAATATAATGTTACGAATTATATTGTGTGTTTTTATACCGTTATTTTTTAACCACAATAATTTAAGTTCCCAAATATTAAAATTATCAGGAGGAATAAACCGTACTTGGATGAACGAAAAGCCTTTTGATACACCGTGCCTAACTTATACCGGCTCACTGGGATATGATTACCTGTTGGATCGTGATTATCACGACTGGTTTTATTTGTCCAGCGAGATCGGATATATAAAAAGAAGCGGAAAGAATGCGATTACCGGCAGCAAATTAAACATGGATCATTTGCACCTAAATACTTTGTTTAAGGTGAAATATTCATTTGAAAACCTTATGATGTCCGCTGGAGTAGGGCCAAGCGTGGATTATCGGGTTATCAAAGGAGGACAGAGTAACAAATTGGTTTTTGGAGCCAGGCCGGAAATAGGTCTGTCTTATTTTCTAAGCAATAGGACAAGTCTTTATTTCACTGTTGCTTATTTAAAGGGCTTTTCAGGCGTGGGAAGTATGATGCAAGCCAATTCTTCAGACAAGACTTTTTATAACAACTCCCTTCTGTTTACAATCGGCATAGGCTACCGGGTAAAAAAGAAGAAAATCAATTACTGGCATTATTCCAGCCTATAAAGACAATCCCCCTTACCGATATAATATCAGCAAGGGGGGTTTGTTATATATAGAATTAAGCAAGAAGCGCATTGGAAGCTTTAGAAATGAGCATTTGCTCATGCAACCAAAGAGCGTCTTCCGATAGCATTGCAAAGTCCTCGTCCGAGAGACTATCCAAATCCACACCGGGAAAGTAATGACGAATATAGATGCATCTTTGCCGGATGCGCTGGTCGTCCTTTACTACCCAGTCATTTAAAAATTTACGATGGTAGATTGTCGAGTAGAGATCACTTCCGAAAGCTGTCCCATCAAACCGAAGAGGAACAATGATTCGTTGTCGATCAGTTCCTTGTCGCCGTCCAAGAAACAATCCTTTGCCAAAGTCCTCATAGCTTGTACCTCGTCCTTCTTGGATGCGGCCATAAACTTGGAGAATGTCGGGAAATTCGGTTCTCTCATGTAAGCTACATAAAATTCCTTTTCGCCTGACTCCGTGTCACCGAACACCACCATTGGGAACACCTTGCGATACTTGCCTTCAGTTTTCAGCTTTTTCGCTTTTTCTTTAATTACATTTTCTTGCTCTAATGTTAAATTCTTTTCTTCCATAACTAAATTGATTTGGTTTTATAAAAGAATAGGGAAGAGGAAGCTGCAATGTTTGTGGGAGAAGATGATTTTAAGCTGACGGTCTATCCCAGAAGGTCAGTCTTACAAGAATGTTTTTAAGTTTTGGTTAACTTAAAACTCAAAATTGTACGTGATTACTAATCACTTTACAAATCGATGTTGATTGCAAACGATAATTTTAAATTTGGTCTTACAAAGATACAAAACTGCAATTCATGCACAATATTTATTTTGAACTTGTTTGATGAACCGTAAGCTGTGGGAATGGGAAATTGATACCCTCTTTATTGAATGTATCATATACAATCTCGTTAATATCAAATAACACACTCCAATAATCGCTGGCTTTTACCCAGACACGGACGGTAATATCAACGCTGCTCGCATTTAATGTGGAAAGAGCAATAAGTGGAGCAGGTGTATCCAATATACGTGGATCGTTTTTGATAATTCGCTGTATAACAGCCCTTACTTTCCCTATTTCTTCTCCATATTCAACACCGAACACCCAATCAACACGCCGTGTTTCTTGTTTGCTGTAATTGGTGATGGCGTTATTATTCAAAATCCCGTTCGGGACATATATCATACGATTATCAAGAGTCGAGAGTATCGTATGGAATATTTGTATTTCTTTCACTGTTCCGTTTACGTCAGGGCCTTCTATATAATCTCCAACCTTGAATGGTTTGAATACCAAAATTATCAGTCCTCCTGCAAAGTTTGATAGGTTTCCTGAAAGTGCCATACCGATAGCTACACCGGCAGAAGCCATCAAAGCCGCAAAACTGGTGGTTTCCACTCCCAGCTTGCTTATTACCGCAAAAGCCAGAATCATATTAAGTAGAATTTTCACCAAGCTTTTCAGAAAAGTCTGCACGCTTGGTTCCACTTTTCGTTTTTCCAGAATTTTAGCAACCAGCCTGTTTATCTGTTTGATTATAAAACACCCGATTGAATAAATAAGACAAGCAATAAAAATGTTTTTACCGGCATCTACACTAAAATCCAGCAACTTGTCTAAAAACAAATCCAACTTCGTTGATAATAGAATATTCAAAAACATCTCTAATCTAAAACAAAATGAGCGACAAAATTAACAAAACCCCATTATGTGCTTGTGTTATTTATAATAAAAATAACCCAAATAATAAGAACATAAACGAAAAGGAGCGGTGTATCAACAACCGCTCCTTCCTTAGAATTAACCCTCTCCGATAACAATATCGAACGGGTTAAGCTGAAACTCTTTTGTAATGTTTGTATCGTCCTGTTGCGACTCCATTCCGTCTTCATTAAAGATACACCCTTTAAGCGTCACGGTTGTTGTAGTCCAATCGTCCGATGCCATCGGGTTGGCAAATGAAACAATCAGGTCGAACTCCCCAATATCCATCAGCGAGCCGTATGTGCTTCTCAGGGCTTGCTGGGTAGCATAGTCCATCGTGATGGATGCGGTATAAGTCAAGTTACCGAACCCTCTTGAAACCGGCTTGCCGCCAAGTCCGTAATTGGATTCAATTTTACGAGTCCTATTCCATTTAATGCCCGATACCCCTTCCAGTGTCGTACTGCCTTCGTCAATGCCGAGTGCGGTAGAGGCAAGGGTAATCATGCTCCAAGAATAAGCAACGTTATTAATTACTGCCATCTGTTATTAGCTTTTTTCGGTTAGTGATAATCCTTCTTCTACATAAATAGAGGTCGCAACCCCGACCGGAACCAAATAGTACGCAATCCTTAGTGTGTCGTCTACCAATACATTCTGATCCGAAGCGATAACAACGCTGTAGCCGGAAATTTCCTGGGCTGTCTTCATCTTGTTTAAGATGTCACCGATCAGATTTTTGAAGGACGTGATCTTGGACGGAGCCAAATATCCGGTAGACGGATTGATCAAAAGCGGAGAGTTCACATAAGGCAGCAAAGCCTGTCTTACAGCCCTTCGTGACTTGTTGATAGTCCTGTTTCTGGCGATTGTCCTGAAGTCCCCGTCAGAACAAGTGCGGTCTTTTGAAACGTAAACGCCGTTTTCCTTTCCGGCGTACTTGATAGGGAAGATATACCCTTTGTCGTCCAGATCGTCCAGCATTACGGGAGAAAGCGACTCGTATGCGTTCAAGCTTGTAAATTTCTCTTCATCCCCCAAATTAAGGTCTCCGAATCCCAGTTCAATATCTTGGAAATTATCTCCAAAAAGATTGAACTGCTGCACCCAAGCGATAGATTCCTGTACGTTCGCTTTGGCTATACAACCCATGACCGAACCCAAGAAACCGACCGGAGTACAGTTCTTGTTGCGCATTTGCATTGTCGAGATCAATTCGTTTCGAGCCTGTCCGATGATAACCGATGTGCGGCTTGAATCGCAGATGCAGGTCGGGATCTTGTTCAAATCCACCTTCTTGCCATCCGAATCATCCGTACCGGTATTTGCGCAACTTGCAGACAACACAAGAGAAAGAGGCTGGTTCTGGGTAGCCAGAAGTTCCGCTTTATCATTGATTGTCTTTACGATATTCAAAAGATATGTTTCCTCGCTCTTTTTCCATAACGGCTGTTCCGTCCAGATGCCAAGCTGTGAGATAGTACCGCCCGAAGCACGTTGCATTATCTCGATAGCATCCCAGTTACTTGAACAATCCGCAAACATCACGTAGAGCTTGCCGTATCCATCTATATTTCCACTCATTCTGAAGAACTCAGAGATATGATAGTTCGGAATGCCGAACATGAAGTTCTTGGTCGCTTCATCGCCTTCATCGCATTCTACCCTTTCAATGATGCCATAGTCTTTGATGGCCTGTGCCCTGCTTGTGATATAGCACACGTCTCCCAGTTTCAGTTTGGATTCGTTGCTTTTTCCATATCCGGCAGTGAAAAGTTCCGGTTGTTTTGAAACATCGAAAAGCAATCCCGTGATCTTTTCATTGGATGTGGATGTAGCTGAAGGCAAACGTCCGTCCGTGTCTGTTATAAAAACATTTCCTAATGCCATATAATAATGATTTGGTTAAAATTATGCTGTGTAATGTGGGTTTTTGTAAAGCTTGGTTTCCCCTCTGAGACTTTCGGTGGTTTCTTCCGTATAAGCCCCACCCTTGTCGTCCACATATAAATTCTGATATTGAGGATATACCTTTAATACATCGTCAATATGTTTGGGGATCTGAACAGGTTCCGATTCCTGATCTTCTGTGTTTTCTGAAACAGAAGTATCTTGTCCCTCTGGTTGTTTTACATCTGCTTCTCTCGCATTCAATACGGAACCTTCCGTTTCTTCAATTTTCTTAGGTCTTGCCATATATACGATTATTAAAAAAGGGAATGGAGTCTTTCTCCACTCCCTTTTAGGTTTTGATTAAGATTGTTAATCTTGTTTCTTATATGCCGTATGCACCACGATTTCGCCCGGACGAACGATATTCACGTCCATCTTCATTCTCATCTGGAAGAAGTACAATTCCGAGTTGGCTTGCAAACGGTCGATCTTCAGAACCTCGGTATCGTTAGCGTAATCAACGCCTACCCAGAGATTTGAATCCATACCGGTACTGAAGTTGCCCAGCACGATTGTGTGTTCCGGAACCCCGACAATAGGAATGATTCTCTTGCCTTTGAAGCGATACTTGTTCACTTCCGTGTTCTCAGAATACTTCACCTGTTTGTCAGAAAGATACTGGTCGTAAGCATCCCAAGCGTCCCAACCCATGACATAAACCAGATTGGAGTTTTTGCGGATCTGTTTCGGACATTTCTTCCACATTGCATACATCGCTTTTTCGACAGCCGCACCATCCGTCAATTCGGTGCTGCCAGCCAAAATGCACTGACCACCTGCTTTTGTTTCAGCGTCCTGTGCGTTTACATTGTCGATAATGCGTTTGATAACGCCATCGAAGTATTTTTCCTTGCCATCTCCGATCTTTGTGCATCCGGAAGGTTCTGTTACTTTTGCACTTGCATTACCACCTTTTGCGCTTGTCCAGATCGCATTGCCAATGTATTCGTTCTTCTTGTCCATCAACAGACGAAGCATTGTCGCCTGAATCTTCGGATCAAGTTCACGGAATACCAGATTGCCTTCGGGTTGTGCGAACTTCCAGTATTTTTCATAGTCACGTGGGTTAAATTCCAGATAAACCATGAAATCTGCCGGCTCCAGATAACGTTCGGTCAACGTGTATTTGTTGAACTCATCGCTGCTGCCTCCCTGAGTGCTTGTCGGGGTCGGCACGTTATCCTGAATGATGTCGCCGAGTTTGATAGCCGGAAGCGTATATTTATGCTGGATTCCGCTCTTGATGTGAATCAGCCCTTCCTTATATGTGTCGTTACCCTGTGCGGTATAGGTTAGCAAGTCTTCAAGAACTTCACCTGCATAACCGTTTTGAGCAAAATTTACTGTACTTGCCATTGTTAGTTAAGTTTTGGTTTTAGTTTTTAGGAAAGTGTTTTAAACTCGAAATCCGCACCGACAACAGCCTTGACTTTCTCAGCCATTTTTTCTTCCGCAGTTTTAGCGGCTTCCTTAGCTGCATCAATGTTGGCCGGATCGTCTGCGATTTCCTTTGTGATGGTTTCACGTGCCGGAATCGAAGCCAATGTCTTTTCAGCCAGATCAAAGTTTGCGGTTGCCATCTGAACCCATTGTTCTTTGGCCCCGTTTTCAATCTTGCCTTCGTTAATGGCATTCTGAACCATAGTCTCAATTCTGGCTTTTTTCTCGTCAGCCTCCTTCTTTTCGTATACGCTCAGTTTGGCGTTGACACTATCCAAATCCTTTTGCATGTTCTGGATGGTAGCCTCTTTACCTGCGATAACGGTCTTCGCATCTTCCAGATCCTTTTGGGTTGTGGTAAGCTTTGCTTCAACCGCCAACAGATCAGAGATACGAGCCATAACGTCTTTAACCTCGAAAGTGCCGGTCATGCCAAGCGAAGCCGCTACCGCTCCGATCTCGAATCCGATAGTTTTTCCTTCGTTCATAATATTTTCTGCTTTTTTGTTAAGAAATTGATTGTTGTCTTTTTGATTAAGATTAGAAGATTCGTTTTCGGATAGTTTATTTTCATCTATCTCCGAATTGATCTTGCACATCATATCCTGAATCATGGCAGCGTTGTTCTCGATGCCGTTTATTCCATTTCTTACCTTGTCGCAAACCTGTTTGGATGTTTTAAGCACGCAATCGGCAGAAATGATTCCGGCCTTGACTGCTGCTTTTGCATCAAAGAACGTCCCGTCCTTGTCCGCTTCCCCGTTCATAATCGCCTTGACGTGTTCTTTCGTGAGTCCGAAACGCTTGCGGTAGATGGTTTCGATCTGTCCGGTAAAAGCCTTTACCATATCCGACTGTTCTTCCCCGGCTCCAGGCATGAAGGGGTTGTGAATCATAAGAATGGAATAATCCCTCATTAAAGACCTGTCACCTGCCGCCCAGATAACCGAACCCATGCTGGCAGCGATCCCCTCGATTATACATTCTGTCGGTATTTTAGAATTAGAAATGGTCGAGTAGGTGGTCATGCCATGCAAGACAGAGCCTCCCTCGGAATTAATCAATATCCTGATAAGAGAAGGTCTGACGCAATTTTCCAGAAATTCAAATTCGGAATTGAATTGACTGGTGGTCTCTTCGGTTACTCTGCCGAAGAATTTGATAACAGCCACCTCGCCCTGTTTGGCTTCTCCAACAATGTTTTTTAAATTATTGATGTCCATAGTGTTTTAATACAAATAGATAAATGAAATAATATATGTTTTTCTTATTCCTGCACTTTGTCTGTCAGTGAGACATATTGTCCGTCCGACCACATCAAAGCGTTCTCGTCCTCAGTCAATAAAGAATTGTATATCTGGTCTTCTTCAGGTTCCGGATCGGAGCCATCGGTCATAACAATACCAGTCACTTCATTATATGTAGGAGATGTATGGTTATCGTGTTGGTTCTCGTTATGTGCCGGCGCATCATCGTGATTGGTGAACGGAGGCATAACGAGATACTTTTTCAGCCATTTTCGATATTTCCAAGCAGAATCCTCTCTGAACCACACTTCGTAATCGATCCAGTATGCCTGTAACATATTGGTTGTGGTAGGCATATCGTAATAGGTCAAATTACACCTTTCATTTAAGGCCGGTTCGGTGTCTTTGGCATCTTGAATAGCCATGTTTATCTTCTGAAAGACATAAAAAGGATAACATTCCTTGTCTTCATCCTGATTGTTCAAAGTATTTAGAATAAACCTGACACGCATGGTAGCCCGACCTTCCCCGATACGTTGTTGTTGTACCAGATACCGGACATTGGTAAAATGTATGAATACAGCCGGAAAAGCGATCTCCATTTCCAAATTTTCACTTCTGATAATCCTCTCGAACTGCCCGTTGTCAATTTTGACCGTTTTAAACAGAGACGGGCTTTTCGGATCTTCTTCATCCTCCTTGATTGTCAATATGATTTTTTTGACTGCCTTGTAAATTTCATCCAAAGGATTTTTTGGTACTGATTCCGGTATTGTGATTTCACCATTTTCAGAATCTTCCTTTGGCAACTTCTTTTGTGGTATCTTATCTTTTATCATGTAGGAAATCCTTTAAGCAATACATCTTTGATTAAATTATTGTTCACATAATCATCTATTTCCCGATTAAATCCGATAAACTGCCTTTGTACGGGTTTTCTGGAAGAATATTGGTTCACGGTGTATGGCGATATTCTGGGATCAGTGTTGTGTATGGCAGCATATCCGATACTTTTACGTCCGGTTCCCCGTTTACCACGAATAACCTGTGATTTTTCATTTGTATGGATTGTATAACTGGCAGATATTCTTTTAAACGGCAGTTTCCCGTCCGATCTTCTGGCAGAAGCATCTTTTCTGGATGTGCTGGATGCAAAATCGTTTCCTTCGACAATTGGAAAGGAATCTTTCAGCGTTCCGGTATCATTCAGGATAGGGTGCGTGAACCGTTTGCCCCACCGAGATTCCCTTGGTTTCCATGCCTTGCCATCAAAACTTTGTGTATCGAACGATTTTTTGAATACTCCTTTTGAATATTGCCCCACTTCGGTAGCGAAGTTTGCGACATTAAAATCCAGTCTGCTTGGAGATATTTTTTCCAGCTGATCGCACATTTCCTTTAAAGTAACCTTAGTCATTCTTCTGTATAAATTTAGATTTGATTTTTCCGGCTATTTCTTGTAATTGGAGAATCTTATTTGTCGGTATCTTAAAATAGGGATGCGCATCGCTGAAGATTTTTCCACCGGTAGCCAAACTTTCAGTGAACACTGGATTAACTAACTTTTTATATTTTCCGATCTTTTTTCTGTCAAGAGAAGCCGTAACAAACGATTCACTGCTTGTTCCATCCGAAAGCAGATAGCATCGGCACGCATAGTCGATAGGGGGAATCAAATCTACCGGAAACTCGTTTTTGGGAAAAGATATGCCTTCCAATGCCAAATGTGAAGCCCGGACTCTTTCGTCCCCTTGTGTCATATAGGTAACGATCGAGTTGGAGGCAACGCCTATCCACCAGTATGCCATAGAAGCAGAATACAACACGTCTTCGTTTTCCACAGAAGCATACTGGAAATTGTATTTCTCACAAATCTCTTCGTATTCTTCCATATCCTCTATGTCCAATTCTTCTGGCAGTTCGTTTATCATCTGAAACTCTTCCGCAACCGCAAAATCAACCAGATTTTCGATTGCTGCCACCAAAATATCCCGTTCTTGCCTTTCTCTCTCCGTAAGAGAGGAATTGAAATTCTTTAGCAAATCAAAAGCCTTATCGAAATCCATTCTGAGTCCGGTCAGTACACGATCAATCAGAAAAGAAGCCCTGAGAGCAACAATATCCTCAAACACTTCCCAAGCTTCGGCACTGTTTTCTGCCCGATAAACAAATTTCCTAAACTCTTCCAGAATCAATAGAAACTCTTCCTTTTCACGACTAATTGGTTCTTCTTTGGGTGCTTCGTAGCGTTCGGCAACCACATTCGGGAATGAAGCCGTGCCGCCTACTTCATTCCCCGGATAAAATTTGTGACTTTGGATGTTTGTCCTCTCGGATGTCCGTATCTGCGAAGATATTCTTCGTCCGACATGATGTGCCGGTCATTACTTCCACTCCCAATAGCACCGGATGTTCCGATTGCTCCGGTCATTACATTGAGTTGTTTTCCGACATTGATACCAAATTCTTTCTCGATCTCATCACCCGTAATCTCGTACTTATCCGTCAGAAGACCATACAGCTTGATACGGTCTTCATTGTTCATTTCGATACGGTTTGAATATTTGAACACCAGACCGGGTTTGATATATCCCATTATAACAAGACGGGGAACAATCTCTTCGTTCATTATATTTTCAATGTACCTGCGATACACTTCTATACGGTCACGAAATATGTCTTGATGCGCCTTTGTGGAACCGACATAAGACTGCATACCTCCGGCCATAGATTCCGATCCCAAAATCAGATTGGAAACCTCGCTGTTTACCAGTTCTATCAATCCGGTATAGATTTTCTCCGAGTTCGACATTGTAAAAGCCTTGATGTCCATTTCGTCTTCCAGTCCGGTTACGATAACCTTGTTTTGCGCAGCATTGGCTATATCGTTAGCCAGACGTTTTCTGTCCGCATTGTTTTCCGACACTGTTTTTCCATGAATGATGGGCTGGCCGTATGTATGCGAGAAATTGACGTAGTTGGCCATCGTAAATTTCTTAGCCAGAATAAGAGGTGTGGTAGCGGAAAACAGACCGAGATCCCCGGATGAAATAAGCACATAATTGTTCTTGTAGACAGGAGATGTGACATCCCAGTTGGGGAGCCATATACCCTGTCTTCTTAGTACCACCTTCTGATCCGGCAGCACGTTTCTTCGCTCAACGATATTAATATGGCTGAGTTTTCCTGTAAGCGGATTTATATCAGGCAGAATCTCCAACAATGTATATCCGTACAGTTTGGATTCCACAATTCCCTTGATCATCTTGTCAAACTGGGAACCCTGTATCTTTTGTGTTTCTTCTACATCTTTGACATACTTGCCTTTTTCGTTAATCTTCGCAAGCATATAACGGTCGCCGAGAATCTGACTTTCCAGTGTCTCTATGACCGATCGTATATGTGCGTCCTGCTGCAAGCTTGCCTCATACAAATCGATGAGCCGTGATCTGTCGTCCAAGATTGTCCCCAGTTCTACGTTTGAACGTGTGGATTTATATCTGTTGTTTCTCTCGATTTCCCAGACATATTCCTGTATCGTCTTTTTGCTTGTTCTGAAAATACTGTCAAGTAGCTGATTATTAAACGCTCCTTCTATATTTTTACTATCCATAAGTTATGTTTTAAAAAGAATAGGTGTGGAGTGGACAATCTGTTGTTTAGGGGTATGTAAACCTGTATTATGGTGATAATGATTGTTATTGAAAATTATAACATATCGATTATCTTCTCTTTATATAAAGATATGTTGAATTTTTAGGTATATGATATTGTTGGTTTATTGTGTCTTGTATATGTATTTATAAATAGCAATATATCAGATATATAAGTAAAAATACAAAATAAAATATATGAAATATTATGATTGTATTATATAAAGACATATCTTTGCGGCGTAATTAAAAACCAAAACATATTTATTTAACCAATTAAAGTATACCGACTATGAATACAGGTATTGAATTTTACAGACTCCGCTTCGAGTATATGGGCGAGGACAGTGACGGAAAGTTAGCAACCAAGAAAGAAGACGATTTGGTCGTTGCGGTAAATTACACGGACGCAGAAGCTCTGGCATTTGAAATGATGGAAGAAATGAGACAATATGATGATTCCGTCAAGTATGAGATCGTGAAGGCCAAAATCCCGGAATTGCTCTTTACAAACACATTCTCGACCGATCAGGAATATAAAGAGAACTACATGTTGTATTTCTTTTCGGAAGGAGAAGATGAAGCAGCCTTGTTTGCAGTGAACGTCAAATACACGGAGATCAGCGATAACGGCAAGGAAAAATCCAAGAAAGAAAACATCTACGTTGCCGCTTCCTCTCCGAAAGAAGCCTACGATTTTGTCTCCAAGTATTTGGCGAAAGTTGAAACCCGTGACTGGGCGATTCGTGATGTGAAGTTTGACAAGGCTTCTTCTGTCTTGGTAACTGAAGAAATGCACAAAAACAATTTGTTTAAATCCGAAAATGCCGGGCTATTATGAAAAGTAAAGTGATTGTGTGCAAGGAGATCAAGTATGCGGAATTTCCGGATCTTCTGACAGGCGCAGATCAAGAAGGGAATCGTTATGCGGATATGACGCATTTTTTGGAAAAGAAAAGCAAGACTGGAGCAAACCATATAAGTTTGTTCCAGATGAACTTTCTTTCATGGATAAATGCAGCCGTTGCAGCTTACGATGTACCGAGAGAAGATATAATCATCAACGAGACCAATACCGGGCACGTGCTGATTATGGAACCTCTTGAACTTCTTCTGATTGCCTATGTCGATACGGATTTTGGAATGTACATGCTGGAAAGGATTGAAGAATTGTTTTCAAACGGTTTTGTCATTTCCGATTCAGCCATCTTATCCCAAGCACAAAATAGATTTAGTTCTGAACAATTACAAGATTTATTAAATGGAAAAAGAAAGTAACGGATTTTTAAAAGAACCAAAACAAGTATTAGTTTTCAATGCGGCACAAGTTCTGATAGCGATTACCCGTTCGGTCAGAAGTGCCTATGAACTAACCGGAGGAAATTTGCAGGCCATCTCCTTTGCATGTACAGGCAGGTTTATTTCCACGGGTGGGTTTTACTTCAGACATGTATCTCCCAATGTGGAAATAGAAATGAGTGATATAGGAAACCTGAAGCTGTCCGATTACGACCAGTTATGCGGTGTAACCCGAAAATATCATTCGGTAAGAAAAATGGCTCATAATAGAGAAGCAAGAATAAATAAAATCAAAACCTTAAAGTAATGAAAGTAGAAATCGTAAACAAATCAAAACATGAGTTGCCAAAATATGCAACTGCAAGTTCAGCCGGAATGGACATCCGTGCAAATATTGAACAGCCGATAGTGTTGAAACCATTGGAACGTTGTCTTGTTCCCACAGGGCTACATATTGCGCTTCCTGAAGGATACGAAGCACAAATCCGTCCGAGAAGTGGGTTAGCCTTAAAGAAGGGATTAACGGTTCTTAACAGTCCAGGCACAATCGACGTAGATTTTCGTGGTGAAATAGGTGTCATTTTAATCAATCTTTCGTCTGAGGATTTTACAATCAATGATGGAGAGCGTATCGCCCAGATGGTAATTGCTCACTATGAACAGGCAGAATGGGAACCGGTAGAAACGCTGGATGATACAGAGCGTGGAACTGGAGGTTTCGGACATTCGGGGATAAAATGATGGGTTATGGTGGGGGAATGTTCCCCACTATAAATTTAAATAATATGATATTTAAGTCAGTTTCAAATTAATCTTAGGTGCAGTAATCAGTACCTACCAAAATCTTATTAAAGACAATGAATCACATTCAAATTTTTCAAAATGAACAATTCGGGAAAGTAAGAATTGTACTGGATGATAACAACGAGCCACTGTTTTGCTTGACAGATGTTTGCGCTGTGATTGGTATAAAAGATACTTCACGGTGTGCCAGTCGTTTAGATGATGATGTGCGTCAAACGCACCCCATAAAAGATAATTTAGGTAGAACACAACAAGCAACATTTGTTACCGAAAGCGGCTTGTATGATGTAATTATAAGAAGCGATAGTGAAAAGGCAAAGCCATTTCGTAAATGGATCACAAGCGAGGTTTTGCCATCAATTCGTAAGCATGGTGCATACTTGACAGAACAAACACTTGAAAAAGCTCTTCTCTCACCGGATTATCTAATTCGTCTTGCCACTCAGATTAAAGAAGAAAGACAAAAAAGAATAGAAGCGGAAGAAGCCAACAAACAACTTTCGGAAGCCAATACTTACCAAACACGAGTTATTGAAGGTTTAACAAAACAGATTCCTCTTGCTGAAATGCGCCAACGTATCGTTCAGATCGTCCAAAAAGGCGGGCCACAAACAGTACGGGCGAACTGGCGTTTGTTATATCAGGAGTTTGACAAGAAATACCACAAGAACCTAACAGCCCGAATGAACAATGGTGGTTATAAAAATAAACTGGATGTCATAGAGAGTCTGGATATGATGCCTCAGTTATACGATCTTGCTTGCCGGCTTTTTGAATCCGAGTGCGAAGAATTGATAGAAGCGTGGGGGAAAACAATAAAAAGAGCTTCAAGAGAACGTAAATTGTTGTATTATAAAGACTAAATGCAAACTAATATGATGATGTCTATTTTGTAGGCATCATCTATCTTTTCTGATAATTATTGCAATTTATCACAATGTCAAAAACACCCGTTATAACATGGAAGAACAATATATAATCAAAACCAAAGAAGCGTTATTAGACAATATCAAACGCCATAACGAATTGTATCGTAAAGGAACGCCGGAAATCTCCGATGCCGAGTACGATGCGGAAGTTGAACAATTAAGAAAACTCGATCCCGATAGCGACTGGTTCAAACACATAGAACCTGCCAGCGTTTCTACCGGCAGAAAGGTATCCTTGCCTATCCCCATGAAATCACTGAACAAAGCTAAAAGCCTCAGTGAAGTAACCAAATGGTGCAAATCTCTTGGACTTACAGGAAGAACAGAAGTAATCTGTATGCCTAAGTTCGATGGCTTGTCATTGCTTGTAAACGAACTAACCGGCATGGCTTATTCTCGTGGCGGTGCTGAAAATGAGGGGCAGGATTGTTCAAAACATGTAATGGCCGCAAACATAATGAAGGATGCCCATTACCGTTTTACTTTTGGTGAATTTGTAATATCAAATAAAAACTGGGACAAGTTCTTCAAAGACAAATTCTCTCCCAGTACCGGAGAAAAGTTCAAGTCGCCTCGTAATACCGCAGCCGGAATGTTGAATGCGGATGAACCGAACAACCTTATCCAGCACGCTTCCTTGTATCGTTATGGAATAGGTCAGTCCGATCTTGTCTCATATATAACCTATGAGCAGGTGATAAAGGAACTTTGCGAAGCTTACAAACAACAACCTTTGTTCCATAAATGCAAGGTGGAAGAATTGACAGAAGAGTCACTGAAAGATTTATTTTCCGCATGGTCGAATGGTTATCCGATAGATGGTGTTGTAATCTATATTAACGATCTTGCCATCTGGGATAAGGTAGGGCGACATGAGACAACTGGAAATCCGTTATACGCAATCGCTTATAAGCATCCGGATTTTACATCCGCTTTTCACACAACCGTCAAATCTATCACTTGGAAAGTCAGCAAGGCTGGGGCATTGAAACCTGTCGTAAATATTGAAACAGTGGATACCGGAGATTGTGAAATGGAGAACCCGACCGGATACAATGCCGCTTTCATTAAGACAAAGCAATTGGCCAAAGGAGCGGAAATTCTGGTTACACGCTCAGGCGGTGTGATTCCAAAAATCCTTTCCACCATTAAACCTGCTGCCTCTGAAGAACAAACGGCAATGTGGAGCAAGCTTTCAATATGCCCTTCGTGTGGTGCACCTACGGCATGGAATGGTACAATGGTAGAACTATGCTGTACCAATCCCGACTGTCCGGGAAGAAAACTGGCGAAAATCATCCATTTCTTTACCGTCTCAGGAGCCGAGAATATGGGAGAGGAAAGCTACGTCAAACTGTTTGAAGCCGGATTCGATTCGATAAAGAAGATTTTGAATATCACTCCGAAAGAAATCCTTGCAATAGACGGTTTTGGAGACAGTACGATAAATATCATCCTCCAGAACAACAAGAAAGCATTGGAAGAGACGGATGCTGCAACCTTGATGCACGCCAGCGATTGTTTTGAGGGGATCGGACTGATAAAGGCAAGAAAAATCCTAAGTGAAATGGGCGGCTTTATTGATCTTTTCTATCAAAAGAAATACATCCCCATGTCCTCTCCGGGAGATTCCAAGACATACCGCTCTTTCTGTGACGGAATCAAACCTTTCTATAAATTTCTGGAAGAAACAGGGCTTGAACTTCGTCCTTCTGAAAAGAAAGAGATAAAATCCAACGGAAAATGTGCCGGATTGAAGGTTTGTTTTACCGGAATCCGAGACAAGGAACTGGAAGATACAATTATTCAAGAAGGGGGAGAAATTGTAAGCGGTGTGAGCCGGAAAACCACAAATCTTATAGTCGCAGATCTTTCTTCTAATAGCTCCAAGATGCAAAAGGCTAAAGAGTTGGGAATAGCGATTGATACGATCGAATTATTTAGAAGTAAGCATTTGCTTTAGTTTGTTTTTAACTAACTATATATTAACATGATAGGTTAAAATAGTTAATAGAAAAAATATTTATTGATTTTTCTTTGATGATATTCCTGTAATGTATATCTTTGCTCTCGTAAAAAGACAAAATCACTAATTATGGGAAAAATAAAAGGAGAAATAGTAGAATCAGAGCCTCTTCAGATAGAAGATTTTAAGAGACTATTGGAATGTCTGTCCACTGACAAGAAATACTGGATCGAATTATATTGCAGAGTATCGTTCTGTACGGCTTTGCGTGTATCGGACGTATTATCTTTGAAGTGGATAGACATTCTTTGTAAGGACGAAATCTGTATTACGGAAAAGAAAACGGGCAAGACACGCCTTATCAGAATAGGCGAGACAAACAAGAAACGAATTGCCGAATTATACAAATTGCTTGGTTCTCCGGACTTGGAGCTGCCTATCATCAAGCACCCCAAAAAATCTACCGCATATACTGACCGGCAAATCAACCGGGTATTGAAGACACTGAAGGAAGAATACTCTCTTCCGATCAGCCGGATTTCCACTCACACTCTCAGGAAAACATTCGGAAGATGGGTATATGAGAAGGAAGGGCAAAGCGAAGCGGCTCTTGTATTGCTCAGTAAAATGTTCAATCATTCCAGTATTGCGATTACAAGACGGTATATAGGTTTAAGCAAGGAACAGATAGACGATGTGTACACTTCGATAGATTTTTAATGGGAAAGAAAATATCCGGTGGCGATATAGGACTTATGATAGAACCAAATCCTGCTTATATCAAAGCATTGGTACAAAAAGAACTGATACCTACACAGAAAAAGTTTATGGCCGCAGCATTAAAGAGTCTTTGTCTCAGTTGTGAGCATGTGGATTACTGTCCCAAGAAAACCGAAGAAATCAAATGTATCAGGTTCCAGAATTATTTGACTCACTACCAGAATCTTTTAATAAATGAAATAATTTAAGAATATGGCAAACCAACCAAAACCCACATTCATCATCAATAGCGCAATGAAGGAAGCTATTGATTTAGTTTTAAACACGAACACCAATGTGTATCTGACAGGCCGGGCAGGAACCGGTAAGACCACCTTGCTCAGATATATACTGGGTGTCTGCAAGAAGAATACAATAATCGCAGCCCCGACCGGAGTTGCTGCGATAAATGCCGGAGGTGTAACCCTGCATTCTCTCTTGAAATTGCCCTTCTCACCTTACAAACCGGCTTTCGTCAGAGGCAAAACCCTCCATGTATTAGGCTCATACAAATTAAATGACAAGCAAATAGAAACTATCCAGAAATTAGAATTACTGGTGATAGACGAGATCTCAATGGTTCGTGCGGATCTTCTTGATGCGGTAAACGATGCGCTTTGTTTCTACAGGAATACCAAAGAGCCGTTCGGAGGTGTTCAGCTTCTTTTGATAGGAGACCTTTATCAGCTTCCCCCTGTCACAATAAAAGAAGAATGGGGGCTTGTTGAGAAGTATTATGATTCTCCTTATTTCTTTTGCTCGAAAGCGTTAAAAACAGCTGGATTCAAGACTGTGAATCTCAGCCATGTGTTTCGCCAGTCTGACGAAGAATTTCTCCACTTGCTTAATGAAGTTCGTAACGGAAATCTTTCAGCGGAAAGCAGAAAGAAATTACTTGAACTTTATGATAAGAGATATATAGGAAACAAAGAGAGCGGATATATAACGCTTTGTGCTACCAATAAGTCAGCCCAAAACATAAACATGGATAGTTTAGCAAGGCTGGAAGGAGAAATTTACCGATATGACGCAATACTGTCCGGTGATTTTCCAGAGAACGCAGCCCCGTGTGAACCTCAATTGAACCTGAAGGTCGGTGCACAAGTCATGTTCTGTGCCAATGACCAAGCCCCGATGGAGCAACGAAAGTTTTACAATGGCATGCTTGGGGTTGTGGAGGAAATCATAAACGATGATCTATTCAACTATGTCGCAGTCAGAACCGATAAGGGAGAGAAGATTATCGTTACCAAATATACTTGGAAGAATGTCAAGTACGAGTGTGATGCTGAAGGAAAGATTGTAGCGAAAGAAATCGGTTCTTGTACCCAATATCCTCTGAAACTCGCTTGGGCTATCACGATTCACAAATCCCAGGGCTTGACTTTTGACAAGGTGATCGTTGATGCCGGAAGAGCGTTTGCGCACGGGCAGGTTTATGTAGCCTTGTCAAGATGCCGGACATTGGAAGGAATCAAATTGATTTCAAAAATAACCGACCGCCAGATTATCTGTGACAGGAAAATATTGGAAATAGAACGGAACCAATGAACATATATCAGGCCGTCCCCCGAATAGATTGTGTTCGTTTTGCCAAATGCAATAAAAAGTCTCTGGCTCATTGCAGGAAATATCGGAACACAGATAGTGAATGTAAAACTTGCCAGCTGATAAGGAAGCGTATTAGTAACAAATACCAGACGGAAAATGAAGTGTATACTAAAAAATTGTGTTCCCAGTGTGGTCGGTATTTGCCACTTCACAGATTTTATCCGAGAACAATAAAACGAAAAGATAAAACTTACCATACATACACAAGTGCTTGTAAATTATGTATGAATAAACCAAAACAAATTGTATATGAACGATAAAGAGAATCAAGGGCTGACTTTCCACATAAGCCCAAACCAAACCTTTCTATGTGATATAAACATAGACAGCATATCAAAAGACGAAAATTATTTGCTGATTAAGACTGGAAATACTATCAAACGTCTGAAAATATCTGATATAAGACAAGCTATACGTCTTGTAATGGAAACAAATAAACATGATACAAAAGACATTACCAGTACGATGGAAGTGGCTGAAAAAGATATGAAAAACAAAGCCCTTAAAGCATTCTGTCGGTCTTGTATAAGATATAGACCATCGGACGGTTTGTGTCTGGATGGATTTTGCGAAGATTGTTCGATGCCTGTTACATATTGTACACAATGTATAGATGCAAAAATGGCAGACGATTATATGTGTTATCGAAAGAAAAAATTTATGGAACAATTAAATGAAATCAAATGAACCAAGAAGATTTTGTAACATTAGAAACAGCCGTATTGCTGAAACTAAAGGGTTTCAATTGGCCATGTGAACATAGGTACAGAAAAGCGGTGGCAGAGATTAAAAGCGGCGAGGTTGGCGATGAATATGTATATTTTCCCAAACCTACTCTTTATGTGGCACAAAAATGGCTGCGAGAACAGAAGGGCGTACATATAAGCGTTGATTATAACTTTCCTACCGACAAATGGTTTTATATGCTTATTGATATTAAAAAGGGGAGATGTATGCAGTTTTCCGGCAATGAATATTTTTCTTTTGAGGAAGCTGTTCAGGCAGGTATTTTAGAAGCTATTAAAATGATATAATTATGAAATATAAGAAAGAACTGGACAGCGAATCTAAGATAGCCAAGTATAAAAATTTGGTAGGGAAATATCTTTATAAAACCCCTAATATATACAAAAAGATTGTCAGTATTGATCGTGTAAGTGCAGGGGAGTGTTGGGACGTTATACATTACACATCCGTAACGGTCATTTATGATATGAATACTCCCTTTGCAAAAATACAGTTGAGCAACTATGAATTAATAGAAGATTTTGAAATTGAGGAACATTTAACAAACAAGGAGAATTTCGAGAAAGCGTATCAGAATTGTATGGATTTAATAAAAAAGTTTTATGAAAAGCATTTATTCGGTCTATTCTTATTGATTTTTGCAATAGTGCACGATACGCCAACGGGATACGAACAATGAACGAATTAGAGAAAAATAAAACCTATATCATGGGTAACTACATGATTAGAATGAATGATAAAGGAATACTAAGAATAACATCGGATAAAGGCGTTATTCTCGTACAACCAAAAGCCGATAATTCAATAGAAATAAAGTATAATTAAAATCTGGAGGATAAATTATGAAAAAATACAAAGTGTTGTTTGCCGATCTTGACGGAACATTGATTGAAACAGCCAGTGGAAAAACCTTTCCTGAAGGGATTTGGGATATGAAGATTAAGTTTGATGTGCTTGATGCAATTAAAAAACTTTCTCCCGAATATTTACTTATAGTTTCTAACCAAGGTGGTATTGAAAAAGGGTTTGTTGATAAGCATAATTTTGAAACAAAACTTAAATATTTGGGATTCTCAGTAAGAGAATATGTACACAATGATAAAGTGTATAGTTCTTATTGCACAAGTAATGACAAAAACAATAAAAATAGGAAACCAAATGTAGGTATGCTTAATCATTTAACAGAAAAGTTTGTGGGTGATGATTTTGATTATATAAAAACTGTATCACTTATGATAGGTGACGCAAGCGGTCTTGAAGGGCAATTCTCTGATTCCGACAAAAAGACCGCAGAAAATTTTGGTATCGATTATTTGGACGTTGAAGATTTTGTCAGCATGATGAATGCGACCCCGTGTTTCAGTGAAGATAAATAAAAACACAAATGAATCTGAGAATAGCCAAGAAGATATATGCTTATCACTCGAAACGGAAATGGAATTGGTTTCGTTACGAGAAAGCAAGAGTGGTAATTTATAGATGGTTAAGAAACAATGAAAAACCTAATAGATAATGAAAAAAGAATTAATTCAAATAAATATAGACGCTTTAATTAAAGCATATAAAGAATCAAGTAATGATTGTAAAAACACTCTTGAATCTTTGTTCGGTGAAGAAATATTCAAATCAAAAGATATAACTGAACGCATCAAAACATTTGAAGATGCTTGTAACGAATTGGGTATAGAGCACCCATTTGTACGATCATATAACCTTTGGAAGAATTATGGTGGGTATAATCAACCTGACGCAGACGCATACTTCAAACTCCGCATCATCTGCGCTGCGCTTAATGAGGGATGGGAACCGCAATTCACAAAGGATGAATGGCGTTATTTCCCTTGGTTCACCTTATACACCCAAAAAGAAATAGACGAAATGGACGAAGAACAGAAAAGCCGTGTGGTGCATCGCTCGTACAGCTATGCGTATGCGAGTGGCGGAGTTGCGTATGCGTATGCGAGCAGCGTTGCTTCGCATGCGCACACGGGTTTCGGGTCGCGTCTGGCTTTCAAGTCGAAAGAGCTTGCGATATACGCTGGCGAACAGTTTGTTGAGATTTGGGCTAACTACGTGTTTAAACCATAAAACAACAAATAACGAAAACAAAACATTAAAAGTAATCAAAAAATGAAAGTTGTGAAAGCAAGAGTTAAAGGATATGAAGACGTTGAAGATGTAGCTTACGATCCGCGTTATAACATTTGGTATATAGTAGGCACATCACACGTTTTCTCCCAGGATGAACTGGAGTTTCTTCCTGAAGAAGAAGTAAAGGAAGAAGTCAAAGAAGAAGTAAAGGAAGAAGTAAAGGATCTCATCGAAGAAAATGACAATATTGACTGGGAACATCGCAGGTATGAAGTTGCGAAGGAAGCCATGCTTCGCATGATAGACCCCAATGTGTTAACTCAAAAGTATTGTGTTATGGCTGTTAATGCGGTTGAATTTGCGAATGCACTTATTGAAGAATTGAAGGAAGCAAGGAGTCCAAAATGAAGAACGGTGATAAACATTGTAGCAATTGCATTCATTACGAGCCTTGTGTAGATTTTAGAATGTACTGTAAAAATCTAAAAAGACGGATAACAGCGAGAAAAAACGTGTAAATATTATGAATCAACCATTGATAAAAAATAAAACAAAATGAAGATTATAGCAAAACAAGGGACAGAGCTTGAAAATATTTTCAGGAAGTTCTATAAACAAGTCGAATCAGAGAAAGAAGAAGTCTTTAAGTTGGTGGAAGAATTTACTGGGGTGAGACCTATAAACTTTGGTTACTATTGGTATTTCGGTGTAACTTGTGTATGGGCAGAAAACACGATACGTTTTGCTGACACAATAAGCCCTCAAAATGTTGTTCCACATACGGCAAACGGGTGTACATATTTCAAGCCTAATAGACGAACCAAAGTTGGGATGGAATTTGTAAAACAATGGAAAGAAAAATTCAGAGGAATTGATGGTCGTATTCTTGCTGATTATGGAATACCAGTGTATCACGAAGAAAGCGGAACTTATTGCAATTGGATTCCCATAAAAAAAGAAGAAAGATACGGAATTGAAGTTTCTTCTTCTTTACTTGACCGTATGCCTAAGATTGATAACAAACAATATGAGATTGAATTATGAAACGAGAAGATATTGAAAAAGCAGCAATGGAATATTCAGGGTTAAGTGATAATTCAAAAGACCCTGATTCGAGATTGAGAGGAGCCTTGTGTATTGCATTCAAGGATGGTGCCAACTGGCACATCAACAGCGTGTGGCACGACATAAATAAAGAAAAACCGCAAGATGGAAAGCAATGCTTGTTAGAAATCACATACAAGAACGGTTATGTCCCATACTATCATTTAACGAAATGGTATGAAATGAATGAATTTGTTTTTCATGATCGTTGTGCAAAAGTTCGTTGGGCATACATCGAAGACTTAATACCTAATATGGAGGACTAAATTATGAAACCAATATTAAATACTGAAGATGTTAAGAAATTAAAGACTGATGAACGCTTAATTGAATGTTCTTGCGGCAAAGTGAATTATTATAGATTTCTATGTTTCCACCCACGAAACACGAATTATGTAATTCTATTGAATCATTGCGAAGAACCTGAAAGGTTTTTTGTTCAAAGCCTTATAGACCGGTTCTATACAAATTATACAACTCGTGATATAATTACTTATCGTAGAGATTATGCCATTAAGAAACTCAAAGAGTTTGAACAAGCATTATCTGAATTAGGCGATAAAAATAAATTGGAGAACTGAATTATGAACGACACAGAAAAGATGAACAACAGAGAAAAATTAGCGATAGCTATATTTTGTCAGTTTTTTTTATACACTAACGAGTTTATAACTTTTAGCAATTTCAAAAAAATCAATGATAGATTACGAGATTGGCAGTATAAAAACAAGGTTAAGGTTACCGAAGCGCAACTTGATTCTATTGAAGTGATTTACGATGATAATGCAACTTATGAGGAGGACGAAAAATGAAACCAATACTTGACGTTTGCTGTGGTGGTAGAATGTTCTACTACGACAAAAATGATGAAAGAGTTTTATTTCAAGACATACGGAACATATCCACCCACTTATGTGATGGAAGATTGTTTGAAGTAAAACCGGATGTACAAGCGGATTTTACAAATATGCCATATGAAAATGAATGTTTCTCAATGGTTATCTTTGATCCACCGCATCTATTGCGAAATATTGGCAATTCAAAGTTTGCTGAACAATACGGTAGCCTAAATGAAAAAACAACACCAACAGGTTATCAACACATCAAATATGGCGCATTGTATTCTGATTGGCGTGATATGCTATCTAAAGGGTTTGCAGAATGTTTTCGTGTATTAAAACCAGGGGGATTCTTGATATTCAAATGGAATGAAACCGACATAAAAGTTTCTGAAATTCTAAAATTGACTGATGAAAAGCCGGTTTTCGGACATATATCAGGTAAACGTTCAAATACTCATTGGATATGTTTTATGAAAGGGAATAAAAAATGAGACTATAGGAACGAATTATGGAGAACTAACCTATGGACTTCGGACAAGATTATACAGATGATGAAACCGATAATGGATTTGATAATTATAATTACGATTAAATTATGAGTGGAGGACATTTCGATTATCAGCAGTATCACATTGAAGATATTGCTGACAGCATAGAACGAGAAATTGAAGAAGCTACCAAGCCGAAACCGCCTTTGGTATGGAGGGAAGATGTAACAGTCTTTAGAAAAATAGACGATTGGCATTCTGTAGGCATCTATAAGGGCTTCAAGACCTACGATGAAGCAGTCAGACACCTCAAAAAAGACAAGGCATACAAGTTTATTCGTGAATATGAGAAAAACGGAAGACGCATTGCCGAGTTCATGGAAGGTGACAAACAAATAGAAGTAAGGGAACTCAAATACCAGGAATATGAAGATGGTGAATATTATCCCGAATACACCGATGAAACCATTCAGATATTCAGTGATGCGGTTAAGGCACTTCGCAAGGCTGCAATCTATGCAAACAGAATCGACTGGTTGCTTAGCGGTGACGATGGCGAAGAATCGCTGAAAGAAAGACTGGAAGAAGAACTTAAAAAATTGGAGGAGGAAGCATGAATGATTCAAGAAAGAACGACCGAAAAGACAACAAGCCAATGTGGGAATTACTTCCGCTTTCAGATTTGGAAGATGTAGTAAAGGTTTACACCTTCGGAGCAAAGAAGTACGCCCCAAACTCATGGAGAAACCTTCCTGATGGAATGGAACGCTACAAGGCTGCATTACTGCGGCATTTGGTGGCGTTTGATAATGGAGAGGAATTTGACGAAGAATCACAGTTGCCAGCACTCGCTCACATGGCTTGGAATGCAATAGCTATGTTGGCGATATGGCACGATAAAATGAAGACCATGAAAGAAAAGGAACTGAGACATAACGAATTTGATAATTATAATTACGATTAAGCAATATGGAATTTAAATCACAAATATGTACAACGAGGGAGCAATCGGAAAGGTTGCTCTCTCTTGGAGTGAAGCCCGAAACGGCTGATATGGTATATCATCATACAAATAGTAGAGTTCCTGCTTTAGAGTGGGAGCTACAAACTAAGTCGCCAACATTAAGAGGAAAGTTTTGGACTCCGGAAAGAATAGCCAAACTAAAATTTCCATTTCACAAACACCCTGATGGAACACCAATGACTGGTGAAGAAATTTTTGATAGCCTGTGGGGAAAAGACATTCCTGCATGGAGTCTGTCAAGGCTGTTGGAGTTGTTGCCTACTGAGGTTCCAGATCCAAAACCGGGATTTAAGCCTCACCACCCAGAGTTGACAAAGAAAGCACAAGGATATATTCTCTCAATAAGGAGATACACCGCCGATTGTCTGGTTGGCACACATATAGAAGATGATCCGATAGAATGTTGCATTTCGATGATTGGGTGGTTGATTAGACATGGTTATTTTGACGAACAATATTTAAATGATAGCAAGAAATGAATCTTATAGACACATGGGTTACTGAGGTAATCGGGGAACCTTACTATGATGATTATGGCAGTGGAAATTATAAATGGTGGCTGGAAGTCGCCTACAAGGATGTAGGCGGTACTGGCACTACAACTTTAATGTTTAATACGAAGGAAGAAGCTGAAGCGATTCATCCAGGCTATAAATTCCTTCATTAATCAGAACCGAAATGACATATTTATTATTTATAGTAATAACTTTATTAGTAATAAGGCATTTACTGAAAATAAAAGAGCAAGACAAATGTTCCCAGTGTTTCATGAAAGAATTATGTAAAGAGTGTCGAAGGAATGGGGATGTGCCGCCTTGCAAACAATAACCAAAACAATAACAAACAATGAATGAATTAATATTTATCGGAGCCATCGCTTGTTGTACTTTATTGATGATTTTCCTGTATATAAGAACAAGTATTTATGACAAGCGTATAAAAAATCTTGTAAACCAAACCAAGTATCTCATATACCAATCCAGATGTGCTGAAAGAAGAAGTCTGCATAACTCGTATATGATGCTTTCTTTCGTACTGGAGTATGCAAAAGAGCATGAACAATACGAGAGCTGTAAGATCATTCAGGATAATATGAATGAGATACAGAAACAGATTGCCGAACTGGACAAGGCAAATGTGTAAAGAATGTTAATGATGAGATTTTCCATCTCATTCGTAAACCAACTGAAGTGAACACTACTAATCTTTTATAAACAACATAATTTAAAATCGTATAATATGGAACTGAAACGAAGAATGACTTTCGAGGAAATGGAACAACACATGGTAGAGAATACAACTAAAATCCCCAGTAAAACCGCAGTCGGAAGATATGCCAAATCACTGGGATATACAACCTATCGCCCGATGGTCAACAAAAAGGTCGTGTGTTTTTATGTGAATGATAAAATCAAAAACGCATAAAGCATAATGGGAGCCATGAACAATACAAGATTCGTAAAGATTCATCCAAACCTCGGTTGCATGTTAAGTGCAACTGAGGTTGCATTTCTGGTTTTGTTGTTGGATCAGGAATATTATAAGAATGTAGGGTGTGATTCCGCATGGAGTAGGGCTTATTTTCAAAAACACACCGGAGTGTCTAATGCTACGTTTGTGAAGTGTGCCGAGCGTATGAAGGCTATTGGGCTTGTTTCTTCTCACCATGAAAAAGCTGGAGAGAAGAAGAAGTACAGCTTAAATATCGATGCTTATAATCGAATGTTGGAGCTATTGGATTCTACAAATAACAGAGAAGCATTGACCTCTTTTTGCACATCGTTTTTCTCCGGCTCCAATTCCATTATGAGTATTTCTAAAGAACAAATAGAGACTCTGAAAACAACCAGAAAACGCAAAACCATGTTCAAAAATGACATGGTTAATACTGGCGATGTAACCATGTCAGAAAATGCTATGGTTTTTGGGAACCCTGTCAAAAATGACATGGTTAGAGTAGAAACCATAGCAGAAAATGACAGGGGTATGTCAAAAAGTGATATGGTTTTGGGTGAAAAAGCAGAAACCATAGTAAAAAATGACATGGTTCGAGAAATTTACAGCAAGACCCTATCCATTTTTGACATGGTTTCTAAAATAAATGAGAAACTGGACGAAAATAGCACTCCAACCCTGTCAGAAAATGACATGGTTACGTTAAAAAATGCGCTAACCCATATCAAAAATGACACGCTTTTGTTAAATAATGTGCGAACCATGTCAGAAAGTGATATGGTTTTGGAACCAAATGTTAATAAATGTGCTAACCTTGTCAAAAATGACATGGTTGTATCAGGGAACCATGTCAAAAATGACATACCCCTGTCAAAAAGTGACAGTAGTATAGAATATATATATAATAATATTATAATAAGCTTAAAAGAATATTTTAAAGAAGAGTTTAAAGAGTTAAATAAAGAGATAAAAGAAGATATTAAAAAGCTTAATAAAAAAGGTTACGAAGTAAGCTTTTTTACAAAGGATAAGGATAGGGGTGTGGGGGAAGGAGAAACCAAAAATCTTCAATTCGAGGTTCAAGCCCAAACACCCAGCTTTGAAGAAAAAGATTCAAGCAGCTCCTTCACTCCCAGCTTTAAAAAAACAGAAGAAAAGGATTCGGATGCTCCTTCAATCCCCAGCTTCAAAAAAGAGGAAGAAGAAACGGTTCAATCCGAGGTTCCCCAAACTCCCAGCCCAAATCAAAAATTCATCGACATGCTTATCCGGGACATGATGGAAGAGTACCCTGAAGGAGATACCCCTAAATGGATGGAATTGAAGAAAACCTTCAGTGAATTGAAAGAAGATTATTTCTCACACGATGAAGAACTCTCCAGATTGGAAATAGAAGATCTGTTCCCGTATTTTGAAAGCAGAGGATGCAGGGTAGGAATCCACTATTCGGAATGGAAAGAGAAAACCGAGGAAGAGATAAGGGAAGAGTTCATGTCACTCCCAGTTTCCGAAAATTACGATGAAAGCTTAATCTCACTCTCAGACGATGAAAAGATAGAGATGATAAAGGAGGATTTCAGAGAGTCTTTCCCAGTCGATGAAAAAGTGACATTGGATGAGATGCGCCAGTTCGTAGTGGAGTACATGAGAGATTTGGAACTTCTGAGGATAGGAAGGGTGCAATACGACAATCCCCAGCTTCTTTCCTTCATGTTTCCGGAACTTCAGATGGACAAAGAAACGAAACTCTGGTTTAGAAGCCAAAATAAAGCCCGTGGTGAGACGATTTGCAGTGATGGCGGTAAGATGATCGAAATTCAATTAAAGTTCCGAGAAGAGGCTGAAAATGCCCGAAAACAAGAGAACCCCTTTTACAAGAAACTGGAGAGATATAGATTTCCCAGAATTTCGATAGGGGAGAACCGGGATTGCCAAGCCATAGAGATAATACCGAAACTCCTTTCCGATATGGGGTACAAGAATGGTGACATGGAAGACTGGGATACTATCTCTCAGCTATTGGACGTGATTATAGACCGCTACAAGCTTTACGGCAGCGGATTCGAGCCATTCCGGGGAATATGGGTTTATTTGGACAAATACGACCACAAGCAGAAAGGGAAGGTGCAGGTAAGGAACTTGCCGGAAAAGTAAGGGGTGGAGAAACAAAGCTCTCACACCCCGGCCTTTTGTCCGATTTGAAGTTTTGAGATTCAGTCAAGGGGTTATGTTGCAATTCCCCTTCTCAGTTCTCCTAATCCTTCTTTCTCGGTCTCGCAAGCTGTTCCTTTCTAAATTCGCTTATAAGGTCGATCATTTCTTCGATTTCTTCCAGCGACCTGAAATAATTTCCGCTGTTGAACTTCAGCTTGTCTTGTGTACTGTAAGAATCCTGTGCCCTGGAGGGGGAAAACTTGTCGTTGATGAAATAGTAATATTCGCCTTTGTTGACTCTGAAGTCGATTGGTTCGATTCGTTTGAGGTATCCGTTCCAAGCCTTTCCGGATTTTGCCAGTTCTATCTTGAAATTTTTCCTCTCTATCTCCGTGGCCACAAAGAAGTCGTATTCTTCCTGCCTTCCGATATTGTCCTTTAAAGAATGTCTCATCGGTTCGTTTTCCAGCTTGACACAATACATGATAACACACCCGTCCTCAGAGAATGCCCGAAAAACGCCGATTCCGCCCTTTTCAGACACTTTTGACCTGAATCTAATATAATTGCACTCACGGGGAACGAAACGCTCTGTAACACGATTAAAATCGTTATTCCACTCCAGTCCTTCAAGCGAAAGGGAATGGAGGATGTTTTCTTGTTCCTCTTCGGTTGCCTGTCTGATTTCCGATTTGAACGGGATTGAGATTTTATCCGTAACCAAGTCCCCGGTTTTCATAAGGGCTGCTCCCAGTATCAGGGAATCGTTTTTGACTGATGAGATGATTCCGGTTACGCCGGAGTACGGGCCGGAAATTATAGCGATGAATGAATTGGCAGATATATATTCCCTTTCAATCCATTTTCTGAATTGTTCAAATGTGACGGTAGGAGCATGACCATCCGGTTCCAGCTTCTTGAATTTTATCTTCAAGTCAAAGTTGGAAAGGCAATACTGGATAATGGCGTACTCGTTTCCTTCATCGCTCGGAACAACGAATTTCAGATAGTCTTTTATTTCTTGGTTCGTTCTCACAGTTATCAAGTTTTTGTCTGGCAAAGTTAGATTTTTTGCTCTTATAACAGCCCAAAATGTCTTAAAAATCCGGTTTTTGTAAGTTTTTAGCCAAAATCTCGCCAAAACTGAACAAATAAGTAAAAAAATCGGGGTTCAAAAATCATTTTCCCAGTTCCTTCTATCAAATATCCCCAAATAGCCTTTGTTTTGGCGTATACGGACTTTCTATGGTTTGCTGGTATGTTTGTGTTATCGAGATAATAAAATGCGATACAGGGCTTTAAAAAGACTCGTTTTTATTCTGATGGATAAAAAGGGGTTCAGGGAGGTATATTGATTTATGGATAAGCTGGAGGGAGAGGCAATATCAGTTGTATTTTTCTCCCCAAAAAACGAGACTTGAAAAATGGGGTTCCGGAAAAATGTCCCTTTATATATAATAGTTATTTTGTAACTATAGTGATTTAATATATGCTAAAAACGAGACTTGAAAATTTGGGTTTACTACAAATATTGAATCCGCACCAGCCAAAGTACCCACTTCATTCTTTTTAAAATTGTTACTGCATTGATAATCAATATAATACAATAAATAAAAATGTCTTTTTTTAGCAAAATAAGACTTTTTAAGCGGTTTTTCTTCATTCATAGTAATAGATTGAAAGCAAATATAAAAATAGTATGGTTATTTTGTAACTATGTTTTGAAATAGATAAATGTAATATATTGATACATAGTTATTTAATAACAATAGAAAATAACTTTTGATTTTACAAATGAATAGAAGCCGTTATTTTAAGGAAAAAGCGAAAAATAAGATTTAACATTTCAAACATAAACAGCTAATAATCAGCTAAATACAAGTTCTAAAATGTTAAAATAGTCTCTATATACCTATTATAAAAGGAAAAGAAAAGCAACCGAATAAAATTTTTTATCGAAAAGTTTGGAAAATGGAAAAAGTCATATTATCATTGAAGTGTTCGGTTAAGGAAACAAACAACGAAACAAAAACCAATAACCGAAACAAAAGCGAAAACAAAATAAATGTTGAATCAGCCAAACGAAAGAGTAAGGAACTTTCAAAAGTGCAATTGTTCATTGACGTATTGAGGCAATATAACCCGTTATTAAGGAAACGACAACACACGTTATAAGGTACGAAATGTACACACGTGTTAAGTATAATGTACTTTTTTCAACTGATAACGGCAAATTATATCGAAAGCTCACAAAGGTGCTGAGTATAGGGTGTATTATGCCCTATCGTGACAACTCGACTAAAAACCGATGGGTGAGGATAGGTATGTTAACCGCGTATGTAAGTCCTATAAAAACAGCGGTATCAGAGGCGTATTGTGTCCTGATTGATAGTGTGAAACGAGCTTGCAAAAGTTAGCGTTATTCTTGGGTGCAATTTTCCCAACACACTACAAATAAACTAATTAATAACATTTAAAAATTATACAACTATGGCAACAAAAAACGTAAAAAACCAGTCTGTAAACTCAAAAGTAAGTGCTTTAAAATCAATTCGTGAAGCAAACAAGGAAACAAAAAGTTTATCCGGCGTTATTAAAACTATTCGTTCGTTCTGGAAGGAAGGTTATAAAGATGCTTTTGAGGGATATTTGGGTTTGTCTTTTAAAGATATAGAACTTAAAAATATCGTATTGCTTTGGGCTGAAAGCTATTGGAATGAAGAACGTACAAAAATGCTTTATCCGGCAAAAGTCGCAAAGAAAAACGACAAAGGCGAATACATTTTAAAAGACGGAAAAAAAGTGTACGAAAAAGTAATGAAAGAGTATAACCAAAATTTTACTGTTATGCGTGTATTCGATGCACTTTTGCAGGGTAAAATAGAACGTGGTGAACTCAAACTATAATTTATCGTGGAATCATTGTGTCTAATCGTGTAAGGGTGTAATGTATCTATATGGATAATTGCACCCCTTATTGTATCTATCTGCATACTACAAACATTCGTGTTACGGGTGTGGTGTACTCCAACGTGTCGGGGCGTTGGTATGCGCAAATGTATAACAATTTAAAATTATTTGACTATGGAGAAAAAATATACTTTAATCGTAATGTTACCAAAGGGAGATAAAACGCTTGTACGTAATAGTGATAATTGTGTGGTTGCAACATTTCCACCCAATACGGCACGCTTTGAGTGCAAAGAGTGGGACAAGTATTTAAGAACTCACAAAGAAGTTAGGGATTCGTTTGAATTAAAATACGACTGTATGATGATGTTTGAATGTTCGGATAAATAAAAATAAACGTATGAAAACAATAAAACAATTAAAAGTGGGTGACTTCTTCCGGTTGCGCCCAAACGGCAAAGTATATGTTAGGGGCGAATACGAACGTTCTTTGAAGCGTTATTCGTATTATGATTTCAATGACGTGAACAACGAGCATTTTTGCCGTGGGGATAAAAGCGTGATTGTAGATTTTGAATTTTAATAATATACAAGAAAGGATAAAGTATGTTTATAATAATGATATTTATCTTCATTGCAATACTGTTTGTATCAGGCACAGACTATGAAGACGTAAAAAACTTCATGGATAAAGAGGATTGAAGCGTATCTGCATATCACGAATGCCTGTATATATCACTGATATGTAGGAGTGTGGCGTGCTTCAGTTTGTCGGGGAACTGATATGCACAAACACAAGCGAATTTGTATAATTTCGCCGTGAAATTTGATGTTTAACAATAAAAAGGTATCTTTGTATGGACGAAATGTTTAAAGAACTTGGCAAATATATGATAGATGTTTCCAAGTATGTTTTCACGACTATTTTATTGTCTGTATTGTTTGCTGATAATAGTAATATGTCGTTGTATGTAGTAACAGCCGTTGCGGTATCAATGGTGTTACTTGCATTAGGGTTAGGGTTTATCAAAGATTTTAGCAAAGGAGGCAAAGAATGAATGCGACAATTTATTTATTAATGATGTTTGCTGCTATTATGGCGGTTGCTATCTTCGTCAAAAGTCCGTGGGGGCGTAAATTCTATGGTTACGACAAAGATGGTAATAAGATAGAGAAGAAATAGTTCTCGAAATCCAATCAATCTGTAAAAGCACTCACAAATTTCTGTGGGTGCTTTTTTCATAGGTGCTTGCATGGTGATAAATTGGGGTGTCCCTCCAGCTATACGGGTTCGATTCCCGTTGCATCTGCACTTCATTGACTGCATTGTGTCGTGAGACACGCATTATCCTACCTACTTAATAACACAATCTGCATAGTAAGTCAGGGACTTTTGAATCGTACTTAATTGGACGAGCTATGCGCTTGTGTTATCCTTGTATTAGGTGATGCAAGCTATCATGTATTGCATGTAGTTAATGTGTGGTAAAAATGGTTTGGTGAGTAACAATTCACTCCCAGCCTTATCTATTCGATAATAAAACTAAAACTGATATAGTATGTGTAAAATGAAACTGACTGCGGTTTACAATAAGGATATTGTGCTGCAAAATGAGAGATTTAGTGCTGCAATTATTTATCGTGGTCGCCCCAAGTCCGACACACCTAAAACCTATAAACAAATAGGTGGATTTGTAGCAAAAGAACTATCCAACGCTTATAACAGCGGTTGCGTATCTATCTATAAAGCAAAGGATAAAACGCTCAGATACTCAGTTTATCAAGACGGTTGTTTTTATCCTTATTACGGGAAAATTGAATTGGTAAAATAAATAATACGGAATTATGGAAAGTATGTATTTGAAAGCAGAAGACCTGCAAAAGTTTTGGAACGAGCACCGTTCAGAGTGCGGTGAAGATTTCCTCAGAGTGAAAAATGTGTACGATTATGATAACCAGGCAAAACGCTATGCCGGTCTGGAGGTAAGCGGTTTTACCCGTCTTGTTACAGTGTGCAAGATTGAAAAATACGCTGCCAATCATTATTCTGATGAGCTTGGCAAAATGACAGAAAATCCTCCAATGTGGCATCATGAAGTTGCGTTTTGGGCATTGGAAAACATAAAAACGGGGGTGTTGTATTATATATCAGGTTCACATAGAGACACAACATTTAATCTTCGTTTGTTGAACGAAATGGACGTTGATGGGTTCGGTAGTGAGTTGGAAGCTCCCAATAAAGTCGGCAAAGCAACCGAAAAACGCCTCCAGCAATGGTTCGATTATCTCGATACTGTGGAAGCGAATAAAGCAGAGTTTGTGCGTATCCGTGACGAACGTATTGCAGCCTTTAAGAAGCGTCTGGAAGAAACAGGGCTTGAAGTGATATGGAACGGCAATAATAACGGAAGAATCGAGAAAGGCATGTTTTCCTATAAGTTTGAGTTTTACCATAACGGAAATGTCCATGAAACATGGGAAAAGAATTACAAAGGGGCAAGACACAATGACCTTGAAACATTCTTGTCATTGCCGGAATAAATAATAAGTAGTATAAAAGTAAAACCTATTAAACAAAACAATATGGAAAGAAAAGTATCAGTTTACCCATTTTCTTTTGGAACAAGAGTATTCATGCACAGAAACGGGGCAATTCGTGAAGCGGAATATCGTGGCATGAGAATAAAAGATACCGGTATTTGCGGAAATAACGTGGATACCGAACACATCTTTTGGTTTGGCAGCAAATTGGGAGAGGAAAAATTTAAGGCAAGTATGCCCATATACAAAACCGCTGAAGATGCAGCACAAGAAACTAATCCTGTACAATATGAGGTGTTGAATATAGAGTCTTTCTCTTTAAGATACCTACCGCATCTTGTCTGGGATGGTATACAGTTCTGTGGCTGGTTGTGGGATGGTTCAAGACCGGTAAAGAGAGCAACACGGGAACCTTTAAGGGTTTGTGAAATCTATGGAGGTGAAGTTACCTTCGTTGATTATAGTGGAAACGAGTATTATGCCGAACACTTTCGGCGATTCTATCAAACCGCAGAACAATGTCGGGCAGCACACAAACCAAAAATTGTCATGCTGGATGAAGAAGAGGATGATTTTGCAAAACAGAAGCGTGATGAGTTTTGTGAATACGTCAAACATCATTGTCCCGGTTTTGAGGATAAAATCGAGTGGGAATATTTTCAAGCATACAAGACTATGCCGTGGAATCTGTCTCAACAAGTAAAGTTTTGGAGTAATTATGGGATTGCCTTTAAATAGTTAGAATATGACATTTAGAGAATTTATGCAGGAGGTTGGCTATGACCTGATAACTACCTTTTGGGAAGATTTCAGCATAGCTGACAAGTATGGTATAGCAGGTGTCAAAGATACCTACAAAAGAGCGTTTAATGAATGGAAAGACGATTATAAGTTCTTTACAGAATTGACGCTGGTATTGAATCATAAAATCTGGCAACATTGTGAAATCAATTGTGAACTGGCAGCTTTGTATGACCGGTTATGGCGAGAAGCTGACGAGTATGCCATGAACAACTTTGAGGGAGAAGAACTTGATTATTATTACAGAATAACCGATTAGCTATGTTATACCCGTTTTCATTGACGCTTGACTTATATATACAAGCCGAATCGTTTGAAGAAGCCAAGAATTTAGCGGAAGCATACGTTCAAGACGCTTCGTTAGATACAACTGACTATCCGGAAATAGTGCAGGATGTATTGGAAGTAGCAGAGTATGAAATAACCGATGTAGAATAACAAATAACCAATATTATGGCAGTAATATGTACAAAATGTGGCAGCACGAATGTTTTGTGTGAAGCCCTTGTTAACCCGAATACCGAAAAAGTGGTAAGTTATCATGATGGAGCCTTTATGTACGGCTTCTGTGAAAATTGTAAGGACGAATCAGTGATAACAGATACAAATGGTGTCAAATGTGATATGGAAATCAGTTACCTGAAGTTCTGTAAAGTCGAGAAGAAAGAGCCGGATTATGCGGAATGCCAAATCGTCTGGAAAGAAGACGGGAAAGACGAGAGGGTGAGAATCAAATTATCACAGAATGTAGATGAAGCCACGGATGATACAATCTTTTTCTATTGCAACGGATTGGAAGAATTGAAATCCCTTGCAGAATTTGGTGGGGAAGATTTTATAGTGACGGATTTTTGGAAGTTTTATTGATAAATCAGATGATTATGAAAAAGACAGCGATAACCGATGATTTGATAGTATTTAGTGACGGATTTGTTTGGAAAAGATTATCCAGAAAAACCGCAGAAGCACTTTGGAACTCTGTTATAAGTCATGAGTTAGAATTGTATTGGGTGCGGACTGATGATGAATCCGAAGGTGCAATTGAGAGGTTTAAGGACATGGAAAGAGCGTTTGAATGTGGTGATTATGTGTGTATAGAAGTTGGGAAATTACCATACAATATGGCTTTTGGATATATCCACAATTTGCAGGAAATCTCATCACAGGCTATATCCCGTCTAACAGACACTAAGGATTGTAGTCGTGATGTGGCTTTTGCCATGATTCGTGTATGGGCAAAAGAGTTTACTGAGAAGTATGAGGATTATAAATTTGACGGAGATTATTACGATTTGGTGGATGAATTTATTGATGGGAAATTAAGCGATTTAGACAACTATGAAACGAACTTTGAAAGAATTACAAGAACTCTGGAATGAACTGAGTGATATTCCGGTGAACGAGAACGATGAAATTGAAGAAGATTTTCTGGACTTCCCATCAGGGACAGACAAGTTTGATGTATGGCATTGGTTTGATGAACGATGCCCGAACGGAGTAGCAGAAGATTTGATGTATAACACTGAAAAATGAATAATCATGAAACATACCGATTTTTACAAACTGATAGAAGAAATCAAGTTACAGGAACAATGTGAATTAAAAGCAGCCATCAAATCTGTCGGTGGTTGCTATATATGGGATATATATGATGGTGAAGCCGAATATCCAATCATAGCAGTAAACATGGATAGTATATCTCTGAATCCGACAGATGTGGAGATATATGAAGTTCAAATTGTGAACAATGTGCTTAAAATAAAGGGAAGAGACAAAGAAAGCAGAGAAGTGGTAGAATTTGAACCGAACGATGTATTCGCCGGACACTTGTCGTACATCATAGATTATCTGCCTGGTGACGAGGATGTGAGTGGTGCAAACTAAAAATGGAGAGTTGAATATGGCAACAAAGAAATTTGATAGAACCGTGTGGCATGGTATGGATTGTGACAAAGTTACCAGTCTTTTTGAGTATGGGTTATTGGTGAGATATATTACCAAAGAAAAAAGCTGGCAATGTATATACCGCAATCCTTATGAACCAAATAAGTTTTCGTACAGTTGGATAAGCGAGGAAGATATGCGTGAGATGTTTTTGACAGGTTGGGCAAAAGATGATTTGAAGTCGTTTTGTTCCTATGTCGGTGATACTTGGAATGACTGGTTGCTTCGTCCGGTCGCTACAAGAATATATGATTTGGTTTCCTATTATGGAGCGGAAGAGATATTCGGAAACAGTTACCGGACTTACACAGCAAAAGAAGTTTGCCTCAGTCTGCATATAAAATATATGGAAGAATATGAAACAGCGTGCTGATACCCGAAAAGCATTTGAGTCATATCTGGATGGAATCGGTCTCAGCTTGTCTTCCGAAGAATGGATAATAGGCGGCAAAGACCGGTCACGCTCTCTGTATTATGGCAGGATGCTTAGAAAACATGACCCGATAGCTTTTGAGGTCGGATATAAAGAATGGTTGAATCAAAAATAACAAATGATAATATGAAAACAATAAATCTAACCCTGTTTAGCTTTGATGAGCTATCAGAAAACGTACAAAAGAAAATTATAGAGCGTGAACGCTGGAATGTGATGGAACGATGTGTGGATTGTTGTGCTTCTGAATATAAAGCGTCATTGAAATCTTTTGAAAAGCTGACGGATACCGAAGCTTGTGACTGGAATGTCGGTTATAGCGGATATAGTTTTGATTTTATGTTTGACGACCTACTGTATTATGAAGACCCGTATGATTGTGGCCAAGACATTTGTCTTAGCGATTTGCGTGGTAAATTATTGTTTCGCTATATCAATAATAATATTATGCCGTATATCACAAAAGGCAGGTATTATTCCAAGGGCAAATATGTAGATGGCAAATACCAATATAAAGACAGACATAGTAAAATATTGCTGGAGAATAACAACTGTCCTTTAACCGGAGTATGCTACGACCAAGATATTTTAGATCCGATTATCCGATATTACAAGACATGGAACAGTTATCCGGAAGATTTTTCTTGGCCGGATTTGATGAGACAATGTTATGACAATTTCTTTAAGAGTTGGCATGAAGAATATGAATATTGGGCTGACGATGAGAGTGCGTTACGAGAGGAATTGCATAACAATCAATATGAAGACCGCCTTTATTATAAAAATGGAGACGTATATGTTGGACAATTAAACGAAATAGCATGAAAACACAAAAAGAATATGCCTATAAGATTGGTGAAATCGTTCTCAGGGATGTGGAAAGTTGCCAGAGTGACTGGTTCCTTATTGATCAGGAAATATTTATGCTTCCTGAAAACCGGAACAAGGCATTTATTTTGGGAACCCGGAAGACCGGATGTGATTTAATAATACTGGGTGGCACTAATTGTGATGAAGGTAGTATGGATTGGCTTTTTGGGAGTCTTGGCAATGAAAATTTCTATGTATGTCAGCCGTTATCTTTCCAAAAATCATCGCAGGAAATCGAGAAAGTGAATCCCTTGTACGCTTTTAAGTTAGCTACTGCTTATTTCAGGGGACAGGGTATGGTTCCGGTATTTGAAGATTGTCATTGCAGACTGGTGAAACTATGAGTGTAGAAGTGATAAGATATAGGCTTCCGGTTTATTGGGCTTGCGCTCTGATAAATGATGATTATACCGGACTGGAAGATAAAGAATGCGAGAAAATAAAACGCTTCTTAGAAATAGCAGAAGGTTATCCGGTAGATGTAGATTGGGAAACACAAGGGTTTTACCATTGTAATGACGCAGGAACACTTCCTGGAGAGTGTGCAGATTTTATTTTTCATAAAATTTAAACTATGACGACAATTGAATCAATTTTAAGCCGACTGACCAAGGCTGTTGGCGGTACTGAAAAGATGCTCTACACAGAGCCGGAGTTGAACAAATTTGCTAAGTTTTATCTTGATAAGTGGGACGAGAACACCAGTGAGGATGTCATAGCCGAATCTTTCACTGACTTTTGGTGGGACACAGACAGGGCTTGCAGAAGATGTTCAGAGTGTGGCAGACTGATGCGTAAGGGCTACTGTATAGATGCAGGAGCAGCCTATTATTGCAGTGACGAATGCTTGCACACAGATTTTACGGACGAAGAATGGGCAGAAGAATATGAGAGTAATGACCAGAGTTATTATACAGAATGGGAGTAAAATTTTAAATCAAAATTATATGGAAACTACAAACAAACTAACTTATTTAAGTACAAAATTCTTTACAGAAAACAAAGAAGAATACAGAATAACAGTCACGGTATCTTTAAATGATGATTATCATAACAATATGTGTGACTGGAGCGTAACAGCCGATATTAGACGGAAAAATAAATGTGGAACGTATGGGGAGTATATGGGAGGCTGCTGTCACAATGAAGTCGCAAAACATTTTCCGGAATTGGCAAAATTCATATCGTTGCATCTTTGTAACCATTATGGTGCTCCTATGTATCCGGTGGAAAATGGCACGTATCACATAAAGAATAGCGATAAGTCTGTGGCTATTGAATATTTACGTATATCAGACAAGGAATATTCCAAATTATCTGAAGCAGTGGACGATGAGATGTATTTCAAGTATCTGCTTTTCGATTTAGGAATTGTGGATAGATGGAAACGTGAATCAGACGAGCTTCTTGTTGAACTTGAAGATCTGTGTGGCAAGAAATGGGTAAATCCGTATATGCCAGAAAAGGAAAGATTTACTTTGATATTAACGGACGAGGAACGCTCGCTTGTTGAAGAGCGCATTAAATCTGGGTATTATTCCGCAGAAAATATCGAAAAACGTAAAATAGAAGCTCATAAAGCAGATGTGGCGGGAAAACGATTCAATATTTGTGAGTATTATAATCAGAAAATCAGGGAAGCGGAAACGAACAAAAAGATAATGCTCTGTGTATTTGATTATGGATTGCCAATTAATAATGTTATATATTATCCTCACTCAAACACTTTATCTTTCAACTGGAACGATTATGGAGGAAAAATCACACAGGAAGAGTTTGATGATTTTGTAAATAACGTAGACCGCTCTCAGTTGCCGGAAGATATTAGGTTTGAGCTTAAATAAAATATTGGATATGGAAAGATTGAATTTTGAAACATTGCTTCGTGTTGTAAGATGGGATTACAACCGTTGTTTTAAGGATGAATCACTGGACAAGGATTTGTTCATGGAAAAATACGGGAAAGTTATGGGGGAACATTATTACAATAAGTTTGTCCATGAGTTTAACGGGAATATCCTGAAGATGGTCGGTTACTTCAGAGGTTCCGAAAAAGAGGGGCAAGCCTTCTGCGATATGATAACCGAACGCATTGAAAAATATGAACAAAGAGAACCATACAACCCTTAGCAACAAGCGGTAATAAAATCTTACAAATTAATTGGTTTGGCTGATAGAAAATTGTTTCTGTCGGCTTTCTTTTTATCAGGAGGTGACATGAATTATGGATAAATATTCACCCCCTAAGTCTTCATTAATACTATTCGATTAAATAACTAAAAAACTTACTTATATGAACAACTCTATGGTCGCTCACTTATGGGCAAACGAAATGAAAGAATTTGCAAATGGTAGTAACTTCTATTTTGAAGATGAAAGTATTTACTCCTATGGAAGACATTTTGAGGTTGGAAGAATCGTGCGGAACAAGCGTGGAGAAAAGGCGTATTTGATTAATGACATATATCATTCTTCTTCTACAAGCAAACATCAATGTTGTGTTCGTGACGCAATACCAACTGGCTCAAAGGTGTTCTCTGTTGGATATAATATGTCAAATACCGGTAACATGGCCTTTGTTACCAGTAGGTTGGAATCCATTAAAGATGCTATTGAAAAATACAAGAAAGCCAGAACTGAATTGCCTTATCAGAATGTTTGGGGAGCTTTTAAAAATCTGATGGGTTATATTGAGTTCTTCGATATGGGAACTCCCCAGCGTCTTCTTAAAAAGAGTGCAAACGAATGGCTTGGAACTAACCATGAATTATCATGGAAATCAGATAAGATTAAACGTGAACATGTCCGTGAATTGAAACGTGTTTTCCAGATCTTGTTGAATCATCAAGCACTGGAAGTCCTTGGAACCGTTAATGTGGTTGTGGATGAAGTTTGTGGTGAAGGAACATGGGCTAAATATACGATCAGATGTCAAAGATGGGCAGAAGGTTATGAAAAGAGAGAGGTTGTAGCCCTTGAAAGGGCAAGGAAAGAGGAAGAGGTTCGTAACAAAACATTGGAAGAACGGGTACAAATGTGGAAATCTGGCGAGATTTCCCAGTTGAATTATTGGAGTATGAATTATGAATATAACCAACCGAACGTATGGTTGCGTATTAAGAATGGAAAAATCGAAACCAGTAAGGGCATCAAAGTAGAACAAACTGAAGCTGAAAGACTTTGGAGATTGATTAAGGTCTTCCATAATGGCGGTCAGTTCCAGCACGATTTGGCATTGGATGTAACCGGTCACAGATGGGCGTTCAATCGTTATGAAAACGATATGCTGACTGCCGGATGTCACCGGATTGCATATAATGAGATGGAAAGTATTGCGAAACAACTGGGATGGGCGTAAGTGCTCATCCTTATAAAAAGAAGGATAAAAACCAAATAAATACAAATAAGATTATGAAACAGAATATGACAACAATACCATTTGACTTGGAATTGGCGAAGAAAATCAACAATGGTGAATATAATGGAACAATAGTGACATCCGGCAGAAATTTTAGAGTAGAGTTTGTGTATTATAAAGAAGATGGAATATATCCAATTCTGGGAGTGGTTCATACTGATCACGGTATAATATCGGATTGGTTCTCTTCTAATGGATGCGGCTCTAAAAATTACAGACTTGAACTTGGAGTTCCAGAATATACGACATTTAAGGATGGAGATGTGTTAAGTAATAAAGATGGTGATTATATCTTTATTTTAAATGCAAATGGGGAATATTTAACGTCTTTATATGCCTCTTTAAATCAAAATGGTATTCTTAACATAGGAGATGGTTTATCTGCTTGTAGAAATACTATAGAAAACTATAGATTTGCTACTGAAGTAGAAAGACAAAAACTTATTGATGTTCTTAAAGCGAGCAAAGAACCTAAAGCTAAAGAGTATTTGAAACGCTTCTTCGGGATTGAAGAAAAGCCGAAATATGATTTTAAGCCGTTTGACAAAGTGCTGGCAAGAGACGAGGACGATAAAGAATGGCATATCAGCTTGTTTGCAAGGGAAATTGTGGACGATTCTGATGGATTGTCTTATAAGTATGAATGTTCCAATGGAACATTATGGGACTGTTGCATTCCTTTTGAGGGCAATGAATGTCTTTTAGAAACTGCTGAAAATCCAGAAAAATGAAAACGGTAAAGTTATCTGATTTTTCTCCTTATGACAGAAACAAAGGAGGAATACAAGAATTGCATCATAAAATTGAGTCCAAAATACTTCAGTATTGGGGTGAAGGTAGTGGTATTCTGATCGGCATCACTCCGATATATAAGATACGTTTGTGGAGTAAAGAAGTAAATGTTATAAATGATAAACAATAAACAATAAATATGAAAACAAGAACATACGAAGGGGTGCAGCATGGAGACTGGGTAAGATGTGCTTTATGTGGAGTACAAATGCTTCTTCCATGTGGAGCTGACAAATGCCCGGAATGTAGCAGTAACAGCACTTTAATGTGGGTAGATGAAGATAAGCAAGAAATGGATGCTGAACATCTGGATTGTCTTGCCCCAATACGCAAATTGGAGTTGCAAGAATATTTGTCCCCAGATGTTTGGGCAATAGAGCATAGTGAATATTATAAACAATTGATAGGAGAAGATAAATAATATGAAGAAGAAATATAATAAAGAGTACCATTATCAAAATAATAGAGAAATTATGAACGAGGATATTTTAAGCAATATGTTTGGGTGTGATACATATTGTGTATGTGACAGTTCTTCAAATAGGCACTGTTTTATTGGGCCTATTGAATGTAACGGGAAGTTAATAGAAGAGTTTAGGAAGGGAATAATAGTAAAATTGAAATATGTGGAAAAGAGGGTTCTGGATACATTCAAAGAAAATGGGGTTGATCTGGATAACTATACCCACTGTGTTATAGTAAAGCGAAATTTTTATCTTGCCTGATAACAACTTAAAAAATAAGGTAGTTGAATT